CGAGTCCATTATATCACACGATTGGCCCCTGCTATCCCCCGCCGGCGAGCAGTCTGCAGGCTCAATATTCATCTGACCGACGAACTCTGGACCGCGGTCATCCCCAGTGGCCAAGGCTAGGAAGTGCCTCCCGAGCAATTCAAAAGCCTCATCGATACTGTCCGCTCGAAAGAAACAATCCGCACGGAACAGGAATCGTTTCATGACCTTGTTCTCCGTCCCGCGATATCCTCGGCCACTGCCCTCCCTGATCTCCAGGACGAGACGACGCTTGCCGACGGCCGCCAGCCGCTGCCGCTGCGCCCGCCGAACTTTATCACCGATGACACGCTGGGCCGACTTGCTGAGAAGCGGTATCCTCACGGTCAGGACATCGGGAGAACGAACCGCTGGGTACATGCTGTTGACGCTTAGCTGCATGAGCTGCGCGTTAGCATGGCTAGCCATCAGGCATGTGAGGACAAAATGCTCATCCGCTCCAGACACCCGCACGACGGCGAGTCCTGTGCTTCCCACGGCGGGACAGATGTCGGGGGTTACCATGGCAACTGCACCACGGTTGACCCGGACTGTCGCCACGAGAATGTCACCTGCTCGCAGAACCATGCGAGCGCGACTAGGCGCTGCGGCGCGTGGGACTTCGGTAAAACGCGTCGACGCTACTCCTATCCCGATGTCGCTTATCTCAACGTATCGGAAGCTCGCCCCCGGGCCCCGCGAAGGATCGCAAGTCTCTTCCGAGAGTCTTGCAACAGCTGACAGCGGCACAAGGTTCAACTCATCGGTGACAGAGTCAAGGTGATCGGACAAGCGAAGGTACCGCGGGTTGTAGTATTCCGCGTTCCACCGATCTTGCACGCGCGCACTATCCACCAGCGCTGCGGGTGGTGAGTCTGAAAGGAACTCATCTACATGTCGCATCTCGATCAAGAAAGCGCCTCCGCTGGTTGCCTAGTCCCGTAGAGTTCCACAAGCTCAAGAAGCTGGTTGGAGCCCATCGAATACCTGACCTTTTGGCCCCGCTCGGTCTTGATCACGAACCCAGTATCCTCACACACGGCCATGAAGACAGGGCCCTGAGACAGTGTGTTTCCTTGACTCTGTTTCTGCATGTAGAGCGCGGACGTCTTCGTGGCGGTTCCAGCTTGCTCGAAGGTGACGGTCGGGAAACTGATGACAGCTTTGAGGACTGCGCGGTCGCGGAGCCACTGCCGCATCCTCGCCTGACGGCCCTGGTTGGTCAACAGGCCATCGGGCACGACTACCACCATTCGCCCTCCTGGCCGCAACAGGCGAATGTAGCGCTCGAGCAGAAGGATCTCCGAGTCGACAGGTCCCTTCACAAGGGGCTTTGAGAAGTCTTCTCCTACGTGCCCGAATTCGTACGGTCCAATATCTTCCCCAGAGAACTCACCGCCGAAGGGGGGATTCGTCAAGATAAGTGATACCTGGCCTTCCAGCTGTTTCAGCTTGTCCGTTCGGCCAGGTTCATCCACGATTGAATTGCCTTGGTAGATGTTTGCATGGCCATCTCCGAAGAGGATCATGTTGAGCTTCGCGTAACTCACCATCCGGTCAACCTTGTCCTGGCCATACACGCAGTGATCGCGGAAGATGTCGAAGATCTCCTGCTGCCGGCTACTGGGCAAGTCGGCCGCACGCACCATCTGGCGCACTCGTCGAAGGGAAGCGATCAGAAAACTGCCCACCCCGCACGTCGGGTCGAGAATGACGTAAGGATTCTCCCATGTGACACTGAGAATTCGATGACGGTCATCGGGGTCACGTTCGATGTCAGCGAAGGCAAGATCCGTCATGCAGTTGACGCACTCAATTGGGGTAAGGTACTGGGCCAGTTCTTTCTCGTTCACAAAGTTGTCGCGGATGAAGTTGCCGAAGGCCTCGTTCAGTATGTCGTAACGCAATTCGAGCGACCGCCCCCCGTTGTCTTCGTCCAGATGCAGCAACTCAACGGCCTCCAGGATGCGAACGACGTCACGGGCGAAGCCATTCTCCGTGGTTGGAATGCACAACGAAGGCGTCTCCCCGAATATGGACGTGCCATCGCTGTTTCTGTAGGTTGGCACCCCGATCACCTCGCTAAACAGGCGGTGCAGAGCCTTTGCGATGTTAGCACGTCCTCCGCACTCCCTCTCGCCAAGCTCCTCCAGCTTCTCTACACAAAGGCGGTTGGTTCCATGCTGCTCTTCATGCATCTTCACCATCAGTAGCTTGACGAGCTCGTCGAGGGACTCGTTTCGCCCACCAAACCTCCCTCTCGCGTGGAGCAGTTCTCGCAGCTGTCCCATCGCACGATAGAAGGGCTCAAGGCTGCGCGTGAGCGCCGCCCGCGCGCGAGCTTCTTCCTGTCGTTCCCGAGCAATCTTTTGGCGCGCTCGCTTTGCCTCCGGGAGAACAAGAACTGGGGCTTCCTTCTCGTAATCGTAGAATAGGTGAGCGCTACCGTCAGTAACCCAGGCATGAGTCGGGTAGTTGTCGTTGTATGCTGTCCCAACTTGGTAGGCGATGAGTGCCCTGGTCCGAGCCTCCGTTTCGAAGCTGGTGTCCTTCGGGAGTGTCTCAATGATGTCGACCACGATCCGTGGCTTCCCCTCGGCCTTGGCCACCGCAGTTACAGCTTCATCGTCCAGGAAGCGCACACCCAGGTCCAGGCGATCGGAGCCGCGGTATCCCAGATCGTCCAGGCGTGGCAGGACTATCGCCTCGAGAACCTTCGTGCCCCGACTCTTCTCCGCAGACCCTTTACCCCTGCGCATAAGCTGGCTTCTCCTCTCAACGCAAGGAGGCGTAGCGCGTCGGCTTGGGTGGCACCCATAGAAAGCCATCGCGCTTGCGCTGCCGCTGATCAATGAGCACCACAGCGCGTATCCGCACCTGCTCCTCGGGTAGACTGTGCTCGGATGAGAAGATGCGAACAGCCTCGGTTAGCTCGGCCCGCCTCTTGCCCGTCGCGGCAGCGACGCGGTGGCGGCCCATCATCCACACGTCGCCCGGGTGCGTCACCGCCTGCGCCGGCACGGCGCCCGGTCCCGGATCGGCAGGTAAGCCCTCGTCGAGCATGTCCAGCCGCCCCATCATCTCGCGCAGCGCCTCGTCGTCCCATCCCGTCGAAGCCAGGGTCCCCGTCGCCTGGCGTTCCCGTAGCAATTCGACGAGGAGTCGGTCATCATCGCAGGCCAGCAGGTCTATCGCCTGCTCGATCTCGCCCGCCGACCAGGGCAACAGGTCTATCGCCTGCTCGATCTCGCCCGCCGACCAGGGCAATAGGTTCGCCAGATCCTCGACCGCGAACGTGGCATTGAGATCGTGCAGCAGGGCGGCCAGCCGCTGCGGCACCGGCTGGCCGCGAAGGTAGTTCAACTGAAGGCCGCGGATCTTCGCTTCCTCGAGGCTGATCTCCCAGACCTCGCAAGGCAGTTCCATCAGCCCCAGCTCCTCGGCGGCGAGCCAGCGGTGATACCCGTCAATCAGCAGGTAGCGGAGATCCTCGGTATTTCCATCGCCGCCCCTGGCGATCGCACAGCAGGGGTCCGGCATGACCTTGAGAGGCTCCATGATGCCGCGGTCCCGGATGCTCTCGACCAGCTTGGGGTAATTCTCGGGATCGAACGTGTTCGCGTTCCACTCGTTAGGGCGGATCTGCTCGCGCGGGATCATCATCGCCGGCCCTCGAGTCCATTATATCACACGATTGGCCCCTGCTATCCCCCGCCGGCGAGCAGTCTGCAGGCTCAATATTCATCTGACCGACGAACTCTGGACCGCGGTCATCCCCAGTGGCCAAGGCTAGGAAGTGCCTCCCGAGCAATTCAAAAGCCTCATCGATACTGTCCGCTCGAAAGAAACAATCCGCACGGAACAGGAATCGTTTCATGACCTTGTTCTCCGTCCCGCGATATCCTCGGCCACTGCCCTCCCTGATCTCCAGGACGAGACGACGCTTGCCGACGGCCGCCAGCCGCTGCCGCAGAATGCGCCACTGCCGACGCGTCATCTCGACTAGAATGGAACTCATGGGTGCCTTGTAGTCACGATCCTCGGGGTCGACCGCGACGATGTGGTGTAGCAGTGGCAAGCGGCACTCATCCCCCGCCCCTGGAAAAGTGACAACCGCCGTGTCTCGCAGCGGCCCGTCCCAGATCTCGACCGTGAAAGGTTTCATCTTGACGGCTGCTGCTTCCTGGCCAGCTCGGCGACGATCATCGCGTAGTTGGCCACGTCGGCCGCGCGGCGCACGAGTTCCCCAGGCTGCGCCTTCCCCTGGCTCAGGTGCTTGACCGACAACTTCAGTTGGCGTCGCTGGTCATCCAGGGCAGCGAGCATCTTCCCGAAGGACTCGACATCCCAACCGCCGCGCCATTCGTTGTCCCGGAGGCGCGCCTCCATCACTCGAGCAAATACCTTGAGGCAGTCTCGAAGTTTCATTCCGCTTCCCTCCCGGTTTGCGATTCCTATCGCCTCATGCACCAGCCGCTCGGCGGCTTCGGTTTCAATCGGCGCGATATCCCCTTGGTCAGCCGCCACGACCCGTTCTAGTCCATCACTCACCCGCTACCCAATCGCCACTCTCGCACTTCCTGCGAGCGGAACCTGTCGGGATACGTCTGGCACAGCCAGGCCACAAATATCGCGGAGTCAGCATCGCCCGGCATCTTCGCGTATCCCGCCTCGACCATCTTGTCCCTCCAGTTCCTCTCCTCGGAATACCAGTCGGTTGCAGGAGCCAGAGCCTCCTCCGAGATGCGGGTCAGGGCGACGGCCACCTCGTCCTCGCCCACTGGCGGCGGGGCCGCCACGTAGGGCGCACCCGTGGCCTTCAGGAACTCAACTGCCATCCCATTGAGGTCTTCGCTTGGCGCGGCCCACACGTAGGCATCTATACTATAGTCGTCGTCGAACCCTGTGGGCAGGGCATACAGGATCCATCCCTCAGTCGCCTTGCTCATCTGTTCGTCTCCTTCCGGCTCCGTATTCGTTATGGGGTGCACGGCTGCCTCCCTTTACTCCAGCGTGCCGCCCGGCTTCAGTATCCAGTCCACAACCCGCAGCGAGAGTAGCCAGAACAGGAAGCCCACCATCACCGCGGCAGGCCACGGCGCGCTACATTCCCTCGCCAGCCACGTGAAGGCCGGCCAGGGGCCGAAGATCGTGCATGCCGCCTTCAACCACGCCAGCAGCCACCAGATTCTCTCAGATACCCGCATCCAATCCATCCTCGTTCCCGCCCTGGGCCAGGGAGCGACGGCCATTGTTGTGTGAAGACAGCGCTGTTGTAGTTTCGTGCTCCCCGGCCCGGGCGGGCAATGTATTGCTAGCTCGCAGGCCTCCTGGGATGGCCTGCCGGGAAAATCTGCCCGCACCCGGTGCACGCAAAGCCACCCGTGCCGTCCATCTCCGCTATCCGCCCAGCCTGAAGAAATTGCCCGCAGGCCAAGCAGACTTGGAGATCAGCCGTGTTGGAACGACTCGGCCTTGCCATCCAGGTCGAATACAATCGGCCTGCAAGGCCTGTTCTGTCTCTCCAGCTCGAACCACCACCATCAATACAACCTGGTTCATTGACGTCGTCCTCCTTGCTCCCTTCGCGGCGGGCCATTTCTCGCCGCGCCGCAACCAGTTAATGTTGCCGCCGTCGTCCCGGTCCAACTCGACGATCTGCCGTCCCTCCAGGAGGCACAGGACCTCATAGAGGGCCGGCCAATCAACCTCGGCCTTCTCGCCGCGTTCGCAGTAGAGGCAGATGGCGCGCAGGGATACGCCGAAGGGGTGGTTTTCCATGCAGAGGCGAATGCGTTCGACATACCAAGCCCCGATCTCAAATTCAGCCCTGCCGATGCCGCTCACGCACATGCCCTCCTGGCGGTGATGATGAACTCCCGGTTCGTTTCGCGCTTCCCAACGGATGCGAGCGCCGGCAGGTGTCGGTAGGCACCCTCGGTTATCAGCAGACGTGCTTCCATCGCTCGCATCTTGCCACTCTCCCCGCCGCCCCAGCCGATAGGCCATATTTCCGACCAAGTTGCGACTCCGACATTCCAGACCTCTGATCGCTTCGCAATTGCCGGACAAGATCCGGAGTCAATTTCGCAGCATGATGTTCTGTGCCGCGCTTGTAACGGTGCGGCCGCTCGTAACTACCGCCAGAGACCTTCCGACCCTTGGCCTGCATGTCCCGGTTATTCTCGGCTTTCGTTCCAAGCGACAGATGATCAGGGTTCACACAGGCCGCTACGTCGCACTTGTGGAGCAGAATCATCCCTTCGGGAATCGGCCCGACGCAGAGTTCGTAGGCGACGCGGTGCGCCTTCATTGTCATCGTCCGCCCATTCCGCCGGAAGCCGAAAGCCCCATATCCTGTGTTGGCTTTGGCCGCGGTCCACAGCCAGCAGGACTCGCCCTTGCAGACTTTGCGCCAGAACCGATTCTGTGTTTCTTCCGATAGGCTTATCATCCGGGTCCTCCCGATGAGGGCGGCAAGGCGCCGAAGCCGTGCCAGCGGCCGCGCAGTCGGCTCCCCACCGCTACGTCCCGCGCAATTTGGCCCGGACGAGATAGGTATTTGTCTCGCCCCGCTTCAAGACCCCGATCGCGACCGTGATCTTGTTCGTCGAGTCGGGTGTCAGCGTCAGGGGAAACTCCGGCACATTGGTTGTGGCATTCGCGCATGACGGGGTCGGCTGCTGGGTCGCGGTGATGCAGGCCGAATTGTCGATCGAGAACGCCCCCCTGGCAATGCTCTGCATCTCCAGGTAGGAGGACAGGTTGACGGTGAGCACCACGCCCGTCGCGTCGGCGGTCTCTGTCGTGGGAACCGCCACCTTGATCGTGATGATCAAAGTCTCGGCCGGATGCAGGCTGGCCTTGTCCTGCGTCCAGGTTACCGTGGGGTCAACGCCTGTTCGGGCCTTGGCCTGCGCGGCCATGACGTACTTCGTCTGCCCCCTCGGACACGATAACAGCCAGCCGCACAGACCCGCGACGAGCATGAGCTTGAAGAACCTCAGCGCGCGAAGCGCCTTCCGATGCTTCAGTCGCCTGTTGATGCTTACTGCTCGTTGCTGCCAGTTAGTCCTCATTGTTGCTCCTTTCTTGCGGTGCTCTCAGGCCGGCGATCGCTGCGATCACGACCTGGGCTTCCTGATCGGCCAATTCGAACAGGCCCTGCATGCCACGGCACGGTATCGGCTCCTCGAAGCGCATCGCCTGCCCGAATTGCCACGCGCACAGTCCCGGCTGCCACCAGGCCAGCGGGTTCAGATGTTGGCTTGCCGCGTTCTCGAAGTCGGTCCGATCCGCGAAGCGCCTCACATCAATCAGCGTCGCCACGCCTACGATGCATCCATAACGGTCGCCGACTCTCTTCATCGCGGCGTCCACCGAGGGCGGCCACGATCGCGGCACCGCCTTGCCTGCGTGAATCGCTATCCGCCTCGGCAGCCGGATCGAGAACGGCACCCACGTGCGCACCTCGATCGTCTTCAGGCCGAGCACGATCGCCTCCGCCCACGGCTGCCTCACCGACAAGGCGATCATCTTCTGCCCCTCTGCCCCCGCGACGATCCCTTGAGCGCCACGAGTGCAATAGCCGCTGCATCCGTCACGTGTTCGCTGTGCTCGCCCGCGGGCATCCGCACCAGCGCAGACACGGCCTGGCCAACGTCCTGCTTCGAGGCGCGCCCGTTCGCGGCCACCAGCATCTTCACGCGCCGGGGCTCGAACCGCCGCAGCGGGATCTGCAGCGCCTGCGCGGCGGCCGTCGCCAGCGCGTCGTCGCGAGACTGGCTCATCCCGATGAATATCCTGCCCCAGTGCCCGGGCCGCTCGTCGGCGATGATGTCCGGCCGGAACTGTTTCATCAGCCCATGCAGCAACTTCTGATACTCCAGCTCCGTGATCTTGGCGGGCACTCCCGCCGCGCAGATGCACACCGGCTTGCCCGGGCGCCCGTCGTCCAGCACCACGACGCCACCCGGTCTCCCCAAATCTATGCCCATCGCTACCGTTGCCTTCTCCTCTCAGTGCATGACCCGGGGCGTAGGTTGAGTCAGGTCGCGCGCGATCTGCTTTGCCTGCGCCGCTTTCGGGTCTCCCTTGACACAGCGCTGATGGAAAGATACGCCCGCAAAACCGCCCGGCACCGTCATGAGTGCCGTCTCAACGGGGTCCCCCTTCACGAAACCCTCCCCGCAAAGCGGGCACCGCTCGCTCATCGTGGGAAACCTCATCGGGTCTCCCCCGCACCGCACCGATCGATGCTCTCGGGCTCGAACCGTCCGATGGAGCGCGTCATCGCGCTTCCTCGATCCTGAAATTTATCAATTCGTAAATCGGCCCCATCAGTTCATCCTCGGATCGGCCGGCAGGCCGCGCGAGATCCGCGCCCGGGCCATCGCAGTCAGGATCCTCTCGTACTCGCCATGCAATCGGACGTGGATCTCAGGTGCCGCCGACTCGAGGCATCTCCAGTGGACCGCCCGGGCCAGGACCCCGGATCCCTCCACCGTGGCTGAGACCACGATGCAGTCGAATGGCTCGCTCACGATGAGAACAGCCTGTCCGCAGAGGCAGCATCTTGGCACCCGGATGTCCTTCGATCGATTCATCGCCGTCCTGTCATGGGAACAGCGCCTCTGCAGCGCAGACTTCCTGCCCGCGGACATCGGCGATCTCATTACTCCGCAGGGCCGACAGGTTGTTGCGGAAAGTGCTGCTCGCTCGCGAGTATCCCGTGGCCTCGGCCAACTTCTCGCGGGTCAATGCCGCGGGATAGACATCCAGCAGCGCATCGAGCATCTTCCGCGCGCCCAGGCCGATCTTCGCCCGCCCCAACTCGATCATCATGCTCGCCTTCGTCACGCCTAGGCTCCTGCGCTCAATCCTGTCATGCGGATCCACCGCCCAGAAGTTCTCGCTGCCACTCGTCCGCAGTGGCAGCCGGAATCACCCCCCGGTCCAATAGCATCTTCGCCAGGGTTCCCGCCCACCGCTTGGCGAGTGAGGCGCACGGCCCCCGGCCCTCCGGCCCTCGCAGCGCGGCGAGCGTGCACTCGAGTACTGCGATCGCCTCTGCCTCGGTGATCGCGATCTGCATCGGCTCGGCCATTGTTGGCATCCTCCGTTTTGGGATCTGCTTCCAAGCCTCGCCATGCCATGCCCTGCGTTGCCATGCGATCTCTCACGGTGTGCCCTCCAGCGGCTGCCGCTGTGACGGGCCTCGGATCTCGAGCACGTAACACGTTTGGCCCCACCGGTCCACCAGCCGGGCGATCTCCCGGGCGCGCTCGAGATCCTCAACCAGCAGGTTCATCGTCAGGCACGTGGTGAGAGCCTGCCCGTGGCGTGCCTCCATGAATGCCTCGAAACGGCCCAGCGGAAAGGCGTGCATGTATGCCCCCGCAAATTCATCCACCAGCAGCAGGCGGCAGGTCCGCCAAGTCCATAACTGCCTGCCCTCCTCCGTGTCGCGGTCGCAGACGGCCGTGAAGATGTCCGTCGCGTGGGCCCAGTGGACCGACGTCATCGAGAGCTCGCACGCGCGGTCCGCCACCAGGCCCATGACCGAGGACTTTCCGACCCCCGTATCGCCCGTGATCACCAGGCCGTGCCCCTTCCCAGTGTGCTCGGCAAGGCGGTCGAGGTAAGCCCGAACATCCTCGCGCACCTGCGGTGCCACGCGCTCGATATCTGCCCCGCGATACCGCGGTGGGATCGCCGCATCCCGCATCCACCGCCGGCGCTCGTGCAGTGCGCGGTCCCTGTCCAGCCGCGCCAGCCGGCACAGCAGCGCATCCCGCCGCAGCGGGCAAGCCACGCGCAGCCGCTGGCCCGCGCGCTCCATCGAGATCAAGCCCCGCGGTCCTGCGCACCGCTCGCAATCAGGTTTCCATTCGGCGTCGCAGGACCATTCGTCCAGAATCTCGCGGGTCGCCTGCGTCCTGCGGACTATGTCTGCGTGTTGTTTCTTTACCTCGGGCCCGATTGGCTCCATATGGCTCACCTCGATCTACCGCCTGGGCAATGCCCTGATAATTGCTCAAGATGACGCTCAACTTGTGCCCTGTTCGCGCGAGGAAGGGCTCCTCGCAAGTCACTCCTTCGCGGATGACTCCTGCGATGCGCTCGACCGGCTTGCCCTGCTTGAGCAGGCGTTTCAGGCCCGCCCAATCCGCGGCCACGGGCACCGGGCACTCCCGGTACTGCGCGCGGTAGGCGTCGTGATACACCTGCATCAGCCGCTGCGGGGCCGGCTTGGCCTCATCCCCGATCGGCGTCGGGTTGCTGCACCAGGAACACAGGGTCGCGGCACCTGGCCCGACGCTGGCCGGGGACTCCCCTGCTCTCGCTGTGCCGTCGGCCGCGTCCCCACCGCCCTCGCCTTCCGTCGGATCCTCGTTCAGGTCGCCCTCATCGGACAGGTGCTGCCGCTTGCGCCATGCGGGGATCCGATAGACTCCTTTCTCGCATGCCATCAGCGGAGAGTCGCCGCCGATCTTGGTCAGTGCCTCCAACTCGTGAGTAACCTTGGACGGGGACCTGTGCACCAGGCGAGCAAAATCCTCAGGCGTGACCGGGAACCCTTGCGAGTGGTAGAGAAACCCGCCCCGCCGCAGTCGGCCGGGGGATTGGTTGCAGAAGGCCAGGGCGTAGAGCCAGAGCCTAAACTGAAGGTCAGTCAGCCGCGCAATCTTCGCGTCGCCCAGAATCGCAGAATAGACCCGGAACCATCCTTCCTGCCTTGTCATCCTTCCATCCCTCTCTCACCTGGAGGGCCCGCCCTGCCGGCGGGGGCCCTCCTTGTCTGAGTCTGAGTCTGAGTCTGAGTCTGAGTCTTCAACGCGCGCGCGCGCGAGGAGCAAGACCGTTTCTGTCACCAGTTCGTCACCGCTCTGTCACGGATTGTCACCGCTCTGTCACGGTCTTGGCACTATTCTGTAATGTTTACCGCGCTCAGGGAGGCCGGATCGCCGTGGCGAACAGCCTGCTGCTCGCCATCGCCAGCAGCGCCGCCACCACCAGCACTGCCGCGCTCGCGCAGCAGATCCGCCGCGCGCTCCTCCGCAGCCGCCCGGCCTCTGATGCCATCAGCAGGCGTCGTAGCTCGATTGGCGACGGAGGACAACGCTCGAGCTCGGCCGCCCGCATGGCCCGCAGGCCACCCCAGGCGATGAGGCCGAGCCCACCCGCAACCCCCGCCAGGGCCAGCGCCCAGCATGGCGCACCTACCAGCGCTTGCCATCTCATCTCAGGCTCCTTCCTCGGGAAAAAGCGAAAGCTGACTGCGAACGGAATCGAGAAACGTGTCGAAGTTGTTGAAGATCCTCGAGAGAGGAGCTTCATAATCTTCGCGGACTTTCCATCGTTTCGTCTCCGGATCGAACTGCCGCGCCTCGGGCGGGACCGAGGCCTTGATCGCATCGAGCGCCTCGCGCCACTCCACGGCATCGCCGGTCCATGTAAACTCGAACCAGCGGGCCCCGCCCTCCGTGACGATCTCGAGCTCGAGGACCGTGGCGCTCATCCCCGCCTCCTCGCCGTGTCCGCATCCATATCGGCGGCAAGCCGCGGGTTCTGCGCCCGCCATTCGTGGTATGCCAGGCGGGACAAGTTGTCCGCGAGTTCGTTCCGCTCGCGCGGAACCCACTCGACGCGTGCGCGCGGTGGCAGCAGGCATTGCGCCTTCTCACAGAGGGGCCGCAGATGGACAGCCCTGACCTTCGACTTGCCGGCAACCTGCTCGCAGACCAGTCGGCTGTCGCCGTGCACGACCAGGGCGCAATCCTGGCTCGACATTGTCAGCCCGCCGATCCACAGCGCGCGCTCGAAGCCTTTCAAACCCTCGATCAGAGCGCTCCACTCGGCAACGTTGTTGGTGGCGAGCGGCCCCGCCGCTGCGATGCCCCGTCCGGTGGCCAGCAGGTCGCCATCCCGCTCGTAGCACCAACCATAGGCAGCCACGCCCCCCGGGTTGATCGGCTCGCAGAGCCCGTCAAAATAGAGTGCGATCTCGATCATGCCTCTGCCTGGAGGTGCGCTGATCTCGGAGATTGCGAACCCGCGGCCGCGAACTTCATCAAGCACTTGGCCTCCGCGCAGCAGGCCCAGCGCTTCCGCGCCCCGCGCGGGCCTTCATCAACGATGATCCGCGCAGCGGCACGCCGCAGGTCCTTCCCGCAGAACCGGCAGGGTGGGATCGGCCTGCTCATCAGTCCGGGTTCCCTTCCTCGGTGCCCGTCCTGGATTCGCCGGCAGGCTCTCCCGGCGTGGCGGTTGTGCTGCCCGGCTCTTGTTGATCATGCTCGAACGGGAGGTCGCCTTGCTCCTGGACCAGGGTGACGACCACGCGCTTGCCCAGCAGGTTGAGCAATTGCTGCGCGTCGGCGATACACTCCGTGCCTCGGTTGACCAGGTTCACGGTGATGGTGGGCAATGCGTCCTTGCCCACATCCACGACCTTGACATTCACGTCGTGCACCTTCGCTGAGAACATGACCTCCATCATCGCTCCTTTCCTTTCCCGCCCGCCAATCTCTCTACACTCCCCATTCCAAAAGACGAGGCGAGGACGGGGCGGCCAGTCTCAGCATCTTCGCAGGAGGCATCAACTTGCACATGCCCGCCCTCGCCAACTGGTGCCATCAGCAACCTCCGCCGAACTTGCAGGTCGGCGTGTGAATCAGGAACGCTTCATCCAGCGCGCCCTTCCGCCAGCGCCGCACCCGCCGCTTGGTCTCGGCAAGAGAAAGGCCCTGGCTGTAAATGCCTTCCGGCAACAACGAGAGCCAGAGGTCAGGGTGACCGTGCAGACCCTCGAGCATCAGCCTGTAAACCTCCCGCGAGGTCGGCAACAGCGGCTTCGGCCGGCCTTCCAACTGCCGCGCCATCTCCCGCGCCTGGTGGTCGGTCAGGTAAGCCACGTATCCATCGGCCCTATGGCCAGCTCCAATGAACTGGACCCGGACGTAACCGCGCCGGCGCCTAACCCGCTGGTCTCTTTTCACTCGCGAGTTGGCCCTCATGCAAACCTCCAGTAGCGCATCAGTTGATCCCCAGCCTCTCCCGCCGCATGTGCGCGAGCGCCTCCGCGAACGCGCGCGCAATCCGCCGATCGCTGAACCCCACCCTGCGCAATGCCGCGATCTGGGTCGGATGGAGTATCACCGGCGCATCCAGCGGGACGACCAGGGAGGCACATGATGTGCAGATCGCGCGATCATGCTGGAGAGCATCCTCAACCCAGACATCGAGACCGCAGCGGGCGCAGGCTTCCTTGTGAGAGGGCACGGGCGGCGACTCCTCGCCCGCGCGGACGCAGAGCGCCGTCACGGGTCCCTCTGCCTGGTCGCTCATGCTTCCCTGCCTTTGTAGTCAAAGACCAGCGGCTGCTCGTTCGGGTCCAATGTGGGACGCGCCAGCGGCCCGCCGAAGCCAACGACGATCTCGGCGCCGCACCCTGGGCAATCCCACTTGTCGCCGTACCAGTAGGTGCTCGGAAAATCCCCGCTTGCAGGATCAGCGACCAGGAAGTTATTCTTCGCGCACACCATCGTGCGCTTGCACTTCGCGCAGATCGGTTCGAGCTTGCTCACGCCGCTATCACCTCCGCGTGGCTGCCGTCGGCGTCCTTGGTCACCTCGCAGCGGAACGGGAACAAATCCTTGAGCTCCGCGACGTGCGTGGCGACCAGGATGCAGCCGAAACGATCCGCGACCCGCTGGAGCGATTCGACGAATAGAAGCCTGCCGTTGTCATCGAGCGGCGCAGCGGTCTCATCAAGTACGAGCAACTCGCACCGGGCCCCGGCCCGATGCGCCAGCAGGGTCGAGAGTGCCACGCGTATCGCGAGATCTACGTTCATCCTCTCCCCGCCCGAATAACCCTCGTAAGGCCACTCGCCGCTCTCGTCTGCAACGATTATGTCGAGCGTCTCCTGCAGGCTGCCGGTCTTCGTCTCGTGCTGGCTGCGCAGTCGCAGCGCCATGCGGCCGTCGCTCAGCAGGCTCAGCACCTCGTTCGCCGCCGTCTCGAGATCGGGCACTGCGCGCTCGATGAGCAGCGCCGGGATGCCGGCCTTGCTGCACGCCTCCACCAGGATCTTGAGCGCCCGCAGGCGCCGGTCCGATGCCGACAACTCGTCCGCGAGTTCTGCCGCCTGCTCCCGCGCCCGCTTCGCCTGGCTCAGTTGCAGCTCACCCCCGCCCCGTTGCTGTTCGATCAGCCGCAGCGATTGCTGGAGTCCCCCGAGGGCTGTCTGGACTGCGCCGATCTGCCTGCCGGTGGCGGCCAGGAGATCGTCCCACCGGGCCAGTGGCCCCAAGTCTCGCGCGAGGTTGCCCCGGGTTGCCTCGAGATCCTCCCGGTCGACTTGCCGGCCGGCCAGGCCGTTCTCGACCTCTAGTGCTTGCGCCTCCGCCCGTTCAGCCGCGCTGAGCGCATCCCGGAGTTTCGCACCCGCCGTCGCCTTGGTCTTCACTTCGCCGTGCGCCTTGGCATCGTAGCCCAGGGCGGCCCGCCACTTGGCCAGATCGGCCACGGCGGCTTTCTGCTCCGCGCCCGGCGCGAGACTCAGTAGATGCTTCAGCCGCCCCTCGTCTTCCGCCCACGGGTGCTCTTCCCCCAGATGGTTGACTTGATCGTCCAGCCCAATTAGCTTTTCCGAGGCCTCGTGTGCCTGAGCGAGGAGCGGGCAGCGATTCGTCATGAAATGATCGGTGACGGCATCACAATCAGGGCCGATGTCAGGCAACCTGGTGCACGGCACCTTCTCCAGCACTTCGGTCTGTCGCCGCAGTCCCCGAATCCGCTCCGTGAGAGCCTCGATATCTCGCGCGTGCGCCCGCTTGCCGTCGCCCACACGCCGCGTTAGGTTCTCGATTTCACGTTTGTGCTCATTGAGGGCCGCCACATACTCTTGCTGCGCCAGTTCAGCCTGGTGCTGCAGTTTCACGTCTTCCTGGCGGGTGGCCTCCATCTCCTGGGCCGCCGTTTGCGCTCCCTCGGCGACCGTCAGGTCGGCCACAATCTTCGGCTTGCCGGCGGCGGCCTGCCGCAGGCCCCTGGCGCGGGTTGCGGCCTCGCCGATGACCTGGTCGAGAGTCCGAAGCCGCTTCTCCACGTCCGCCAGCTCGGCCCGCCGGGCGCGGTCGGCTTCCTGGTCGCGGACAATGTTCGCCCGCGCCTCCTGTGCTTCACTCAGTTCTGATTCCTTCGCGGCGATAGCCTCCTCGCGCTGCCGCTGCTCTGCCAGCAGGCGCGCGATCTCGGCGGCAATGATTTCGATCTGGTTTGCTTGCTCGAGCAGTTCTGAAAGCCGCGCCCGGCCGGCCTCAGTCTGAGCCGACAGGTCGGCGTGGACCTGGCGACCACGCTTGGCCCGCCGCTCCCATGCCTCCAGGTCGAGGATCTCGGCGAGCACATCTTTCCGCTGGGCCGGTTTCGCCTGGCTGAAGGCTGCCGCATTGCCTTGGCTGGCGCAGGCTGTGACGGCGAAGAGATCGTCGTCCATGCCCAGAACCCCCTCGATCTTCGTCTGGGTCTCGGTTGCCGTCTTGCCGTCCAGGATGGCGGCGCCGTCCGCATTGCTCATCTGGAATGAGAGCAGCGTCGTGCCGGATCCCCGGCTGCTGCGCTGGCGACTCACCAGGTAGGTGTCCTCGCCTAAGTCGAAGGCGAACTCCACGCGGCAGCGCTCCTCCCCGTGCCTGATGACGGCATCGAGGCCGCCGGCCGCATGGCCGTAGAGGGCGAACCTGATCGCCTCGATCAGCGTGCTCTTGCCCGCGCCGTTGTGTCCGCTCAGCACCATCAGGTTCACGCCCGCCAGATCGAGGACGTGCTCGCCCTTATAAGACCGGAAGTTCTCTAGTGTCAGTCTGCGCGGGTTCATATGGCACGCCCCTGTCCCGTGTCCGCCTCCAGCCGCTCCGCCTCTGCCATCACGTCGGCCGTCAGCGCTTCGAGGTCCGGCCGTTGTTTGAGCCACGCCTGGATCGCTTCCGCGACAGCCATTTGTTCAGATACTTCGGTGGCCCGATGCGGAGTGGCTTCCGCGCGGACCACTTCGATCCGGACTTCATTGGCTCCAGCCTCCTCGAGGGTCTTTGCAATCGGCCCCGCCTCGTGCGCCATCGCCTCGGGCAGTCGAACTCGGATGGATGCCCGCGCGACCTCCTCCGTGAACAGGTTGACTGTCGGCCCCTGGATCTCGATCGTCACAAAGCGGCTGAAGGGAGTCGCAATCCGCTGGAAGGCGACGTTGGCCGCCGGTCCCGCGCCCGCCATCTCCAGGAGGCAGAAGGATTTCTCCTCGCCCTCCTCCCCGAAGCCCATCGCCTCTGTCGATCCGCAGTAGACAACGAGGCGACGGCCGCCGCCGTCCATCCAGGCCTGCGGTTTGTGGATGTGCGCCAGAAGGACCGCATCGAAGTTCAGCCCCTGGATCTCGGCGATCGGGAGGGTCCATTCTCCTCCCATCACCATCAGCCGGCTCATTCCGCCCGCCTCCGCGAGATCGAGGGAGAAATGTCCGAGCAGGATGGACGGAACCCCGGGCAGGCGCGAGTCCGCCAGGCCCTGCGCAATCTCGAGCATCTTTTCGCGCACGACCTGGTTGAGGTCGCCGGGGCTCAGTCGGCGATACTGATCGCCGGCGAGAAGTAGTTGCTTGTTAGGCCACGGCAAGCAGGCAATCTGCAGGTCCGCCTGGTCCGCCTCGCACTCGAGCGCCAAGTTCCGTTGCTCGGTCTGGACCTCGCGGAAATAAAGGACCTGGGGCGAGTCAACGATGGTGAGCCGACCCATGTCGCCGAGCAGATCGAGCGCGTGTTTCTCCGCGGGCGACCGCGGGCCATCGTGGTTGCCCAACAGGAGCACGGTCGGGAGGCGCGAGTAGGTCGCCATACTGATGATGTCCCGCGCCAGCCGGACCTCGCTCGGGCTGGGCCGGCAGCCATCGAAGATATCGCCCCCGTGCAGTAGGATCTCCGCGCCCTGGCCGACCGCTTCTTTAGCGACAAACTGCGCGCAGCGTGCGCGGTCCACGAGCCGCGCATTCAGCCCAGTCTCGGGATCCAGGCGGCTGCCCTGCGCCCCCAAGTGCCAATCGCCCGCAAATGCGATCTTCATGCCTGGCTGCCTTTATGGACGCGCCGCTTCTCCTGGCACTTGAAGCACACGATCGCGCCCTGGAACAATTGCCTGCCTCGCGCGCTCTGGCAGAATGCCACCACATTGTCCGGCACGTCCCCGCCGCAGTCGGCGCAGGTAACCGGCCCCTCCATCGGCAAGTCGGCGCTTGCCGGTTCGCCCTGGTCCGGCGGCCCTGCGGCCCCGCGAACCGCATCCCGTGCGGGTTGGTCATTCGGCGGCAACGAGCCCGGGAGCGGCTCTTCGTCCCGGTCGTCGTCGTGGACTCCTTCCTCCCCGGCGACTTGATCCCCGACGATCGCCGCATCCTCGGCTTCCTGCTCGGCCGTCGCCTCCTCGGCCGGGACGGCTTGCGCATCCACTGCCTGGGCAGCAGAGTGGCTGCCATTGTCCGCCTTCCGCGGCTCCTCCGCCGCGGGCTCGATCACCTCGGCCTTGACCCGCCGGGCCCCTCCGAACAGGGCCTCTGCGGCGGCCGCCGCCTGCTCGGCCGTGACCTTCCGCAGGAGGACCACGCGCTGCAGTTTGACGGTCATCTCCTTGAAGCCGGGGTCCGCCTTGAGTACCCCGCCGCAGCGGCGGATGAACTCTCGCTTCACTTGGTTCTCCGCCTTCGTCTGGCAGAGGCCCAAGCGGTGATCCTGGACCTCCATCCGGGCGAGCAGCACTTCGGCCTGAACCCCTCCCGGCAGAGTCTTCACCAGCGCCAGGGCGGTCTCTTCACTCACGATCGTCGCCAGGGCCGTCGTCTGTTCCTCCGTGGGTTTCTGCCCTGGCGCCGCCCTCGTCGCTCTCGGGATCTTCTTCAGGGCCGCTCGGAACAGTTCCGCCGCCATGTCGTACTCTTTGCTGCGCCGATAGACGGTCAGGATTCCGGCGCTGTCCAACCGAAAGGCCGTGGCTTCGGCGAGAACATAGCGGGAGGTCTGGTCGGCGATCCGCGGCACGATGCGCACCCCGAGCATTTCGGCCTGGAGGGACAGGCCGGCCGTGTTGCACTGCAGTCCGACTATGACATCCTCCCACTGGTCGGTCCCCGGCTTGGGTTTCCGCTCCTTGATGGGCCAGAAATGTTCGCCCTCGCGCAGCGTGACGGCCGCCTCGAGGGCCTGGACCTCGTCCGGGCTGGCCACCTGGTAAATTCCCGGCTCGAGGTTTGAGAAATCAAGCATGCTGCCGACCTGCGGCTTCGTCGTTGGCACCGCAGGCGGTGCCTCCGCAGAGGCCTCTGCTTCCGCCCGCAGACGCGCCTGGTATGCGGCGTTGAAGAGCGGAGCATGCTCTCCGCAGTAGAGTGATTTGCCAACCCGTTCCTTGCCGCAAGCGGGACCATCGGGTGGATCATCCTGCCAGATACAGACACGTCCTAGATCTTTGGCTCTCATCTCGTCCTCCTACTCCGCCTCCCGGCGGATAGATCTCGAATCTGCGCTTGACTGCCGAGCGGACCCGGCCTATAATCCCGTCGCCCTATCTGGGTGCGCGATGGCCCGCCTGGCTGCCAGCTCCGGCGGGCTTTCGCCTCCTTACTCGATCTTAGCACCAGCGCACTCCGGTCCTCGCGCCGGGCCGCGCCGACTGCTCGCGCCCTGACCGCTCCTCGCTTCTGGTCGCCGTCGTTATCATCACCTCCTCGGTCTTCTGGCATCAGGAACTGCAGGCGGCTTGCCTGCATGAGCGGGCTGGTCGCCGCGTGTACGTCTGCCTGCTGCTGTGGCGACATGTGGGTATAGCGCTGCACGGTCGTTACCTTCTGCCATCCGCCCCACAGTATGACCACGATCAGCGAAGCCCCGCCCGCCAACAACTGCGTGGCGAACGTGTGCCGGAACAGGTGTGGATACACCTCCCGCCTCAGGCCGGCGAGCCGGGCTACCGTCTTGCACGACCGCTCCGCATTGGCGATCGTCCAGGGACCGCCGTGCTCGCCGATGAAGAGTACTCCGCAGTCGGCCAGATTCCGCTGCTGCAAGTGCGCCGCCCGGCGCCTCAGATAGGCCACCAGCAGCCGCCGCAATATGGGCGACAGCGGTACCGACCGTGTCCTCCCCGTCTTCGTCGCTGTCACCTGCAGTCGCCCCTGGATGAGGTCCAGGTCGCTGACCCGCAGGCGCAGCGCTTCGCCCAGCCGCATGCCGGTGTCGATCAGGCAGACTACAAGCACCGCAGTTCGATCGGTGCCAAAGCGCAGGCCCCGCGTGCGTCGGGCAAAGGAAAGCAACCTGCGCACCTCCTCCGTCGTCAGGCTCTCAACCGGCTTCGGCTCCACGCGTAGGAACCGCAGGGCGGCAGCCGGGTTGTCCCCGCGGACCTGCATCTCGGCGAGCCAGCGGAAGTAAACCCTCGCGGCCGAGATGTCAATGTTGACCTGGTCCGCCGGATGCCTCTCCCGCAAGCAGCAGACGTAATCCGCCAGGTCGAGGCGACTGACTTGGCTATCGGTGAGCCCCAGCGATCCCAGCCAGGCATCGAGGGCTTTCAGGGCGCGGTGGCGATTGCGAAGTGTGGATGAAGCTTTACCCTCTGCCCGCTCCATGCGCAGGAAGTGGACGACGTAATGCAGACTCCCCATCTGAGCACCTCCCCAAGGTGCGCGGTTCGCAGAGATTTTTTGGCCGCGATCCTCAAAGGGTGCTATTCCATGCGCCGGGCAAGGCAGGGCATGATCGGTCGTTAGAGGGCCGGTGGGGTAACAGGAGAGCGACTCCCGGCAAAAGGAGGGGGCACTGAAGTCTAGTAGGCTGGTCGGGGCGGCCGGACTTGAACCGGCGACCTCGTGGTCCCAAGGTGCGCGGTTCGTCATCCACCGGCCCGGCGCATGAGCCTGCAGGAGTGCATGGCAGAACAGAACAGCCTCGAGCCTGCGCTCGAGTCCCTCGCCCGCTATCGTCACCGCCTGCGCCATCTGTCGTCCGTCACTTTGCCGCTGCGGCGACTGCCTCCACCAACGGCCGGCCCGGTTCCGCCTCCTGGGCGAGCCAGGCATACAGGGTCGCGCGATTCACGCTGATTCGCGTCTCCCGCAGGATCCTCCCCGCCGACTCGGTCACAGTCAGCCCCTCCCTCAGGTGGCCGCGCACAATGTCGGTCGGCGGACTTCCGTAGGCGGCCTCGATCTTCCGCCATCTCTGCGAGCGCATGTAGGCGCGCCTGACGGGCTTCGGTTTGTTTCCCCGCTTCGCCGCTCGCTGCTTCCTCATCACGGCATCTCCATCCCAGCGCTGCTTCGACCTTCCTCTATACAAGAATTGTCTGCGCTTGTCAAGGGGGCCAAGCGGACATTTTTTCCGGGACTAGGGCCGCCGGCCCCGACCCGGCAGGTTGGCTGGCGCCCGGCGGTTGGCCTGTTCCGGCAATCTCCCAGGCGGTGACCACGAACCGCCCGAGGCGAGGCCGGTACTCCCCGATCCCCACATAGCGCCCTGCATGGTCCAGGAGCCCCCTCACGGCAGCCTCCGTCAGCCGGCCGTTCAGCAGGACAATCTCGAAGTGGAGTCCCCAGCCATCGAACCGCGCCCGGTAGCGCATCACCCTGGCGCCGCCCTCGGTGACAGGCCTCGCGTCAACGATATATTTTTGACCCTCGTGCCGGATCCGGTCCGGTTGCACAAATAGCGCGCCCCGTGTCGGCAGCCCCATTTGTGCGCCGGCCTCCTCCAGTGCCCTCTCGATATGGACCGCCGGTTGATAGATCACCCCATCGTCTCCGCGGTAAAGGGATGCGTCGGCCTGAGCCAGCGGGTCCTCTGCCCCTTGGTTTGGGCGTGTCTCTGCTGGTCCGATGGGCCCCGCCGAGAACCTCCGCTGCATGAGCGGTGCCACGCCTTCGATCCTGACCCTGATGATAGTCACCTCGCCGCCTCCGTGCTCCTAACTGCCTATATCATAGCACGGATTCGCCGCTTGTCAAGAGGGTTCGGGCTGTGTCGGCAGAATATTTTGGGCTATGGCAGGCGCGAGGGTCCCTTGTGGACAGTCATCTGGGGTGAAAGCCGTTTCTGCTTCCTGCCCGGCTGGGCTGGAAAAGCCAGGCCCCGCCTCTGCTGGCTCAGGCGGGGCCTGGTGCGGGGGGAGGTGAGGCCCCCTGCTGCGCTTGCAGCGCGTATCCTGCGTTAGAGTGCCGGCATCGTGGCCTGACCCGGCGCTGCCTGTGCTGCCGCCTAGTGCGGCAGAAGGCCGAGCAGCGCTTCCTCCGGTATCAATCTGTCCAGGCCCTCCGCGACCTTGGTTGCCACCTTGGACGCGAGTTTATCGAGCAGCGGGTCCACCTGTTCTTTCAGATCGGCCGGAACCTGGCCCTTGACTTCCCGGATGGCCTCCTGGACATCGCCCCATGCGAGCATCATCGCACCTGCGGTCTCGTGGTCATTCTCGGCGAATTCCTCGAGGACCGGGATAGCCGAGGCAAGTCCTGCGGCTATCTTCCCCCAGTTCAACAGCACCTTGAAAATGTTCACAGACAGCTCCTTCCGCGCTGCCTCGCAACATGGCGTGTTCGTGATTCGCCACGCGGATCGGGATTCCCTTCAGAAAAGTTTCACGCACTCAAAATGCACCGGACCGGGGCATATAAAGTCCGGCCCAGCGAGAGCGCTTCCAAACAGTGTAGGCATTGGAAGGTTGATCTATTATAATAGGCTCATCCGTATAGAAGGGAGTGTGCAATGTCGCAGCGCCAGTGTCGTAGATGTCGCCAACATTTTGATTTCCGCGACGACCGCACCTGCCTTAGTTGCCGTTCTCAAAAGCCACGCCGCCGTCCGAACGGGTCTGGTACGATACTCAATACTGGACATATCATGCGGCGCCTACCAGGTCATCCGAATGCTGGCAGGAATGGGTTTCTGCTAGAACATCGATTCGTGATGTCGAACGTGCTGGGTCGCCCGCTGCGGCCCGGAGAGTCCGTCCATCACATCAATGGCATAAAGACCGACAACAGGCCGGAGAATCTGCTCCTTTTCTCTACTGAAAGCGCGCATCAGAACAGCCCTTACCATAAGCAGCAGCCATGGCGCAGAGCAGCAGACCGGCCTTGCCTCAAGTGCGGCAAGGTAGGCAAGATCCAGGCAAAGGGCCTATGTTATCCCTGCTATAAGCGCGACTGGAATCATCGGCATCATCCCGAGTGGCGTTACCGTGGACCTCAGCCGTAGCACTTCACGAATTCGAAATGCATCGGGTCGGGACGCGAAAAGTCCTGCCCACATATCGCACCGTGGGCATTCCAGACTGCGACCACCAGGCGCGGCCACCGGGCCCTGCTCCGCAGCGGCATGCGCTCGCTGTCGTAGTCGAATGCCGCCCCGAAGGCGTGCCCGCTGATTCCGTTCGCGCTCCTCACTCGGCGCACCACGTAGGAGCCGCCGTAGGTCTGGAACTGGCCCCAGAGATCCCGATCCTTCAGGTCCTTGAAGACTCCGCGCAGTTGTGCCGCCACCAGGCGATGGCACCGGACCTTCTGCGTGCGAACGCTGGGCTCCCAGGAGAGAGGCAGGGCCGTCGGCATCAGCACCGTCGCCAGGTTGGCGCTCTCCCAGGCCGGGTCGGCCTTCAGCGACCCGTCTGCCTTCAGGATGTAGGGCCGGCCGAGCACGGCCAGGCGCTGCTGCGTCGTTCTTATTTCTTTCACGTCAGCCTCCTGGATGGTCACGGCGCATGGATTCCACCGTCTGGCACCGCTCGCTCGTCCGCAGCATCGTAAGGGCGACTTCGTTGAGTCTGCCCACGGCGTCCTGTATTGCCACCTGGTCACGGCCGTTCTTCTCGGCGAACTTCGTGATGCAGGCGCTTTGCTGGTTGATCGCCGTGTTCTGCTGCGCGATGGAAGTGGTCTGAGCCCCGATCGCATCCGTGATGCGCTTCGTGTTGCCCTGCGCGATCCGGCGGTAAGCCTCGAACACCCCGGTAAGAACGGCCCCGCTGGCCGTGATGATGCCGACGATTGCTTCGCCTGTCATGCCATTATTCTCCTCTCGACCTCAACTGTCCGGCCGGGCGAGACTGCCCGGCAACTGCCGCTGCGCGGCACCGCCCTCAGGATCCCTGCGCCGCGAAATAGATCGTCAGGTCGCACACGTCTGTGCCGGTTGCCGCCTTCGCGGTCACCCGCGCATATCGGTCCGTGCGCGTGCAGCGATAGACTGCGGTTCCGCCTGCCGCCAACGTGGGCATCCCGGAGGCCGCCAGGTCCTCGCCGAACCAGGGACCATCGGCAGACGGCCCGAACTCAAGGTCCGCGTCGGCCAGCCCTTTCTTGCCCGTGCCGCCGGCGCACGATGCGACCAGTACCCTATTGGGCAGGTCCTTCAGGTCCGTCGTCGGCAGTATCTGCGTCACATCCGTGCCCAGAGCCAACTTGATTACTCTCTGTTCCAGCCAAGGCATCTCTCCATCCTCCTCTCTGCTGTTACCTTCAAAACCCTTGCGTTACCTTGAAAACCCTATCGAACTCTGTGCAACCCTCTACCCGCCGATCGGCCCCAGCATTGCGATCGGCTCGTTCCTGCGGCTGTCAATCAGGACCGCCACGGCGGCGCCGTCGCGCGCCTGCGCCGGCTCGACCGCCGGCACCGTGTAGATCGTCCCGCCGTAACTCACCGTATACTCGCCGCCTGCATACCCGATCACGGTCGCGATCGCCGCCCGATCGCCCCGGCCGGCCAGAGCCTTGATCGCCCGATAGAGCCTGCTCACCGCCGCCTCCAGATCGCTACCCCGATTGAGTGATGGAACCCATCCTCCATCACCGCCCAGATCTCCCGGCCCACGGTGCTGCGCGGGACGGCGCAGTCCCAGTTGAGCACCGGCGGCACCTCGATTGGGTCGCTGGCTTTGTAGGCCCGCTCGGAGCCCCTGGTGTTGACTACCCGGGCCGCGGCATCTCCGGCGCCGTGCAGGATTAGGCCCCGGTAGTGCTCCATGCAGACCAGCCGCGGCGACAGCGAATCATACGAGCCCGCATGGGCCTCATACGGCCCCTTCAGTGAGAGCGCCCCGCCCTCGAGCTGCACCGGCGCATAGAACCAGCGCTCCTGCGTCATCCCCGAATCCCAGGTGCGATAGGCGAGGTGGATATTGTGCGCGAAGAGCGCCAGCGATGCCGGCTCCCCCTCGTCCTCCTCAATGGCCACGGGATATTCCGCGCCCCAGCCGCCCTCGCCGCAGTATCTGAGCGAGATCTTCAGCGTCGCGTCTCTGTAAGCCACGATCGCGCGCCCGTCCCGGAGCCCGAGCACCGCTGGCCTGTCGCCGACGTAACCCTGGGTCCACGGCAGGATCACCTCCCACGTGACGCCGCTGCCCCACGATCGCGCCGCCGCCGATCGTCCTACCACCAGGGCGGAGTACGGCGGGCCCGGCTGGCCCGGGGGAGGTCCGCCCGGAGTCGGGCCCGTCGTGTCAACCCACTGAGCGCCATCATCATTGCCGTCAACCTCCCCGACGTAGCCCGTCGCCCCTGGCTCGCCGGTGAAGACCAAGGTGCGGTAAATCTTCCGGCTCCTCGTACCTGGCGGCCCTGGTGTGATCGCTTTCACGCGCACGCGCCTCACCGGCAGCGTCGTGACCTCGGGGCAAACCTGCCCCCAGCCGTTGACGGCGCAGATGGCCCATCCGCCGCTTGCGGGCAGCGCGTCAACCGCCAACTTGTAGGGCCCCGCCTCGCCGCCCGGCGCCTTGTAGGAGTGATAGATCCGCTGCAGGCCGTTCGCCCGGCAGCCGTCCATCAGGAAATGCACCTGCCATCCATCATCTGGTGCGATGAAGGAGCCGACATAAGCCCCCGCCGTCTCGCCATCGCCGCCGGTGCCATCCTGCTTGTAGGTCGTGAGCATGAAGAAGTGCGTTCCCTCCGCCAGTGCGCCACCGCGACTTGCGTACATCCCGGACTGGGTCGCGCCGCCTTCCAGGGCATACGTGATCACATGCTCCACCATGTTGCTGGCGTTCAGCCCCCACGCGCCGGCGCCCATCTCCGATTCGATTGAGGCCGGAGAGATCGCATACCCGTATCTGCCCACTGCCAGGTTGTCCCCGTAAAGCAACTCGAGCAGCGGCGGCTCGTGTTTCTCCTCGAGCGTCGCCGCGAGCCAGAGCATGCCGTCCTCGCCGACTTCGAGGGCCGCGTAACGCGGGGTGCGGCCTGGACTGAATCCGCCCACGACCGGAAGATCGAGATCGACCGGCGCGGCGAGGCTGAGAGTGAACTGGTCCGCGCTGATCTGGCCCATGACGCCCTGCAGGGCGCCCGCCGTCGTGTGCGCCACCTCCCAGAGGTTGTTGCCGTGCCACCAGGCGAAGAGGATGTCATCCTCGATCGTCATGCAGGGCATGCGGAACCCTGGGCCGCCGTGTTTCTCCACGGCCAGCGGGGCGAAGTCCAGATGCCCTGCGCTCGACCAGCCGGTCGCCAGGGTATCGCGTGGGCAGCAGTAGAAGTGGAGGCGGAAGACCTCGTTGATCTCATCAATCCACTCGCAGGCGATCGCCCACGCGTTTCCCTTGCTGTCGGCCGCGCACCCGGGCGACGCGTTCCCGAACTGCCCATTCGAGAAGACGCCCGTGATCACGCCGCCGTGAACCTCGCCGGCCCAGAACGGCAACTGGTACTCCGGCATCGCCCTTGGCGGCTGGAAGATCCGGTTGCGCGGCGTCACGACCGTCTGTGCATCGAGGCGTATCCAGGGCACGACCTCACCGACGCGCGGGGCTTCATTGCCTGCCAGCAGCACCCGCTCCCCCCGGTCGCCAAGCCTCAGTTCGCTCGCGGTGACCCGCGCCGAAACCAGGCCGGTCCCAACGGTCTGCCCGGCCGCCACGATCCTGCTGACGATCCTGCCAAGGCGGCTCATGAATCTGCCCACCATTCGACCCTGACCGTATGGGTCCACAATGCCTGCCTCTCATCGAACTGCGTATGCAGGCCGGTGATGGTCGCCTCGTCGATGTCGCCGATCCCTCCCGGCACGGTCCCCAGCGCCACCTTATCGCCTTTTCGGAAAAGGAATGGCCGCGGCCACTCCATCGTTACCGTGTAGAGCCACTTCCCACTCTCGGCCGCCAGGTCATCCGCAACCTGCTGGCACAAGGCGGCATCCCGAACTCCATCCAGGTGCACAACGACGGGCATCGTGCCGCCGCCGTCCGCCTGGCCCTCGGCCGAGTGCGGACTGAGCGCCCCGCCCTCCACGCCCTCCTCCGTCACGACGATCCGGTGGTCCGGGTCGCCCGTCACCCGGGGCGCCTCCGGCATCTCGCCCGGCGTCTCGGTAGACCTCGGATACCCTTCCAGCACGTACTCGTGCCCGTCGTAGTCGTAGCCGCACTCGATGACGGTCTGGCAGACCGTATGCAGCCCGGGCGTCCAGCGTGTGATTGTGTGGCGGGTCCGCTTGCCGTTTTCGGTGACCAGTTCATCTTGCAGGATCAGTTTGCCCCGGGTGTCGTGGCCGTAACTCGTCTCGCGCCGCGATGACTTCGGGTCGCTGGTGTGCAGATCTCGTTCCTCGGTCGTGACCCGCCTGGATATCAGGATCTCGTTCCCCCACTGCGTCGTCTCGATGTCCTCGGTTTCTCGCGCAATTACGCCTTCCGAGGTTGTGGTGACGACCTCGCGGTGCAGCGGGCCATTGACCCCGTAAATCGAACTCTCGCCGGCCTGCGCCTCGAGCGCTGGCCACTCCATTGCCCCTACACTGCCCCAGCCGGCGCCGCTTACGCTGATCTCACCGACGGTCGGCCGCTTCTCCCTGCGAATGGAGACATGGGGCGCCAGGCGGCAGTCAATCCTGCCCTCGATCGGCCCATACCCCCGCCGGCGCACGATCACCTGGTCGCCTTCGGCCCAGGCATCCGCCCGGTAGCGCTTCCCCTGTCTCAGGGGCCCCAGGAGGTCGCCCAGTGCCTTGCTCAGCGTGTCCTCAGGCTTCAGCGTGAAAGAGACCAACTGGTAGTTGGGGGCATCCCAGATCAAGGACATGCCGACGCGCTGGCAGATCCGCAGCGCGACCGCCCGGGCGGTCGGGTTGGTGAAGATCTCCGGGTTCTCCTCTGGATAATCGCCCTGGCCATACTGGATGCGCGCCCGCTCCTCGATCAGACGGGCGGCCTTGTCCCGCCCTCGGATTGCCGTAGCCAGTTGGGACCCGATCGCCTCGAGCGAAGACTCATCCACGCGAAATTCCCCGTAGTCCAGCAGATCCAGTCCGCGCAGGCCGAGCCTCACGCGTATGCTATCGCCGTCGCTGATCGTCAGCCATTTCAGCGCCGCCGGCGCGAGTGGCGCCGCCAAGTCTTTCTCCAGGATCGCCAACTGTACCGAGTCCGCCAGGTTTTCCAGGTCCGAATCTATCTCACAACTGACCGGCATCACGACGATCCCGGCTCGGGTGATCGAGATCGTCTCTGCTCCACTGGCCATGTCGGAGACAAATGGCGCTTGGCCTGCGACCGTCACACCTGTGGCGTCCTCTCCGAGGCCGGCGTCTTCGACTGGAACCCCCGCTGATACCGCCAGGGTGTCGTCTGCCACGCCGTTATCAAGGACACTCAATCCCGCGAGGATATCAAGCAGATGATCGGGGCCAACCACCTCGTCCGCCACGGCGATGACCACAGTCGTCGTTACCGCATCTGCGCCGGCGCCCATGTCGTCCTCGGTAATTACAGCCGGCCCCGCCGCCCAGACCTCGTCCGCCCCCGCGCCGGAATCGGTGCGCGCAACTGCCGCCTTGATTGACGGAGTCGCGTCCGCCCCCGCGCCGGAATCGGTGCGCGCAACTGCCGCCTTGATTGACGGAGTCGCGTCCGCCCCCGCGCCGGAATCGGTGCGCGCAACTGCCGCCTTGATTGACGGAGTCGCGTCCGCCCCCGCGCCGGTGTCGGATACCGCCTTGGCCGGGTTTTCCGTGTAGGAGCAGTTGAACTTCGCGGCTGTGGTGGTCTCCAGGTCGTACGTCTTGACGGCCTGGTAGTTGCTGCCCTGGTAGCCCGACCCCTGGTCATCACCCCAAAATAGAACAAGAGCATTATTGCTCGCCCAGCCGCTGCGGTTGGTGATTTCCTGCACGACGGACTTCAAATCGGGGCTCGTTTCCCAGACATCCGCTGGCCAGTCGCTGAAGTCCCAGTCAAGCCCTGCGGTCGTTCGTGCCCTGCTGATGAAATCGGCATAGGTTGAGAAAGTGACAGGGTTGTCGGCGGCCTCCCCGCGGACCTTCGTAAGGGGAATGCCAACGGTTCCCCAGCCTGCACAAACGCTCAGGTCGGCGCTGTCTATCGTCACCCCCTGCGGTATCGGAACCGTCGTAAAGCGAAACCCGGACTCATAGTCGTAGTAGAGGGAGGAGTAGTCCCCTGCCCAGGCATAGTAGCCAGCCAGGTCGATCTCACTCCAAGGCGGCAAGACCCTACAATCATCGGTGCTGGCCCCAACTTGCTCCTCGCTGATCGCCGTGTCGAGGAAGACCGGATACTGGACCTGGGCGGAGTTGAGTGTGGCCGCCGGAAGGCTCAGAACCAGATAGACCCTTCCGGCCTTCCTCAGCAGTTTCCAACCCATTGCCGCGGTTTGCTGCCTCCGCGAGGAGTCCCAGGCCCGGGGCCGGCGAAGCCAGCAGATATCCCTGGCCGCCAGGTCGCGCATCGAAAACGGTTCGGGCTCCTGCGCCGCCTCATCGGGCGCGTCGAGGTCCGAGAACTCCGCGCCATAGTCCGCGACCGCGTTGCCGGCCGTGAACCCGTTGCTAGGCCCGAGGTCGCCCCAGGCGACCGCGACCACTATGCCCAGTCTCAGTCCTTGGGTTCCAATCGTCGGCGCGGGCAGGTCGCTGCGGTGCCGGATGATCACGGTCTTGAAGAATTCGTCCGGCCGCAGGTTGTAGCGCCACGAAAGGCCGGGTCCGAAGGCATTCGCCCAGGTGACCGTGTTGGCGTCGTTGTCTATCGCCGGCGCGCCGACCGCCTGGGGGGTTGCGATCAGTTGCCGTTGGCCGGCATCGTTTTCCCAGGCCAATGCGACGGGCGCCATTCCGATCCATTCCCCGGCGCGTCGGAACTCCGCGATGTAGCGGACCGTGCGGCCGCCGATGACGCGGGACTGCCAGAATCGAGCCTGGTAGCCGTTGGTTTCGCAGGCGGCGTCCCAGTCCTGCCCCGGCGTCAAGTTGACGTCGAGGTCAATTTCCTGGAGCGGCTGGCCGCCATCGAACGGGTCGGCCCGGTAGTGAACGGGCCCGATACCCGCGCCGATGCGGAACCGCCGGCGCCCATCGGGCGCGTCGGGAAGACGGAAGGTCTTCGCAGCCCGCGTGCGCCGGTCAAGGACCTCGGCGAGTTCGCCAACCCGCAGGGTGAAGGTCTGCGTCCGGTCCTTCGAGGCAATCGTCGCCATGGCGCGCCTCTACGATAGGGTGATCGTCAGGGTGAGCTCCCAGGTCTGCCCGCTCGTCTTGGTCCCCTGGGCGCTGACCTTTCGGTTCAGGTTCTTGGCGGCGTCAGAGTTGCCGTTCGCGACCGTGAATTCGTTCCACGCAAAGTTGGCCTCGGTTGGCCCGAAGGATGACTTCCAGACTGCCTGCTGGCTGGCGCCGTACGTCGGAAAGGAGGTCATCATCGCCTTGTACAGTTTGTTCGTCGCGGCCTGCAGGCCAGTCTGCGTCGCCACCTCGCCCGTCGCGCTGTCCCCGACCCCGAGGTAGGCATTCGCGTTGTCGAATTTGGTGCCGCCCGCCGAGCAGAGGTGGGTCCACGCCTCATTGATACCTTCGTTGAGCAGCAGGTTGCCGTCGAACTCGACCTCCTCATACGGCCGGCCCGCGGCCAGGTCCTCGTCGCTGGCGAACTTCGTGATCCGCCATTTGGCCGTCTCCCGGATCTTCTCCAGGAGGGCCTCCATCGTCATCGCTTGCATCTCCGTCTCCTCTCAGTCTGGTTTCAGATGAAATCAATCTGGGCCGCCGGCGCGATCAGATCGCCTGCCGCGGCGTCCCTGAACTCCTGGTTGATCACCGAGACAGCGATCTGCACCGGGGTCACCAGCAGCGGCATCACCGTCGCCCCGAGCAGCACCGCCGAGGCGATCCGCTCGTAGAAGACCTCCACGTCGAACCGGACCTGGTCAGTGAGGCGGTTGATCACCTCTGCCTCGAGCAGGACGGCTGCGGTCTGCGGGAAAACGGAGGCCGAATCGGTTGCTGCACCGGCATCCGCCCGGGCCTGCCCCACGGCCGTCGAGTCCGTGCCCGTGGCAGCATCGCCGCCGGTCTGTGCGGCTGCCACTGAACCCGCCTCCCCCGCGACGCCCGCCTGCGCCGCCCCGAACTCCCGATCCGCGACCCTGTCGTCGCCAAAGCCCTCATCCGTCCCGTGGGGCGCATCCTCGTGCGCGCCCGCCTCCGTCGAGGTGCCCGAGTCGCTCGAGGACTTGGCGATCGCCATCACCGCCGAGTCGGTCCCCGCAGCCGAATCGCTCGATGACTTCTCAGCGACGGTCTCGCCCGACTTCCAGGCGAACCACCTGTAGGTATAGCCGCTCGCATTCTGGCTCGTGCCGACCTGGAAACCATCCGACTCGAGCGCTTGCACGTGGTTTGCGGCCGCAGCCGCTGAGGTGAAGAAGACCGTCGTGTCGCCCGCAATGCTCGACGGCCTACTGGCCCCCCTCGCCAGGGAACTATTGCCCTTGACCCAGACGAGGTCCGGCTGGAACCCAACCCCGTTGATGCTCCGATCGTCGGCATTGTTGCCGGCGTACGAGCCGTAACCGCTCGCGCCGGCGACTGCCTTGAAGGCGAACCAGTGATAGGGGGCGCCGTTGGCGTTCTGGCCGGTGCCGACCTGAAACCCGTCGGTCACGAACGCCTGGATCTCGTTGGACTGGTCCCCGTCATCAGTGAAGGAAACCGCCTGGTCCCCCGAGTTACTCGAGGTGCGCCATCGGCCGTACCAGAGGCCATCCCTCTTGATGGTCACGAAGTCCGGATCGAACCCGAGGGCCGTGATGTCGCGGTTGTCAGTCCCGTCGCCGGTGAATGTGCCGACCTTGAAATCCGGGACCCCGTTGTCTTTGAAGGCCTGCCAGTCGTAGGTGACCCCGTTGCTGTTGACGGTCGCGTGCGTACCGACCGTGAACCCGTCGGAGTCCAGTGACTGGATCGCGTTCGCAAAGAGGGCGGCCGCCTGCGCGAAGTAGGCCGTCTTATCCCCCGACATCGTGCTCGAGCGCCAGACCGCATACTGGCCGGAGTCGCGCGCACGCATGATCACCAGGTCCGGCTGAAAGCCGATCCCGGTGATCTGCCGGTTATCCGTCCCATCGCCGGTATAGGATCCGAGGGCGAGTTGCATGAGGCACCTATTGCCCCTTGCCCTTTAGTGTGCTATCATCAGGCGCATGAAACCTCGAGCTCTCTGGCGGGCGAACCGAACCTGTCCTATTTGCGGGCAAAGTTACAGACCGTGCCACAGACCTCAGATCTATTGCTCGCCCCAATGTCTCGGAATGGCCCAGCGGGGGACGAGACATCCGCGGTGGAAGGGCGGCTGCGTGAGTAGGGGCTATCATGTATTCGGCCTCAACGGAAGGAAGGTCTATGAGCATCGCTACGTCATGGAGCAGCACCTCGGTCGCCCGCTTGAGCCGGGCGAGGTGGTTCATCACAAAGACGGAAATGGGATGAACAACGACCCCTCCAATCTTGTGCTCATCAAATCTCATCGCGCCCATAGCCAGACCCACGCCACCTACCGCTCCACGACGCAGAAGCAATGCCATCGGTGTCTTGTCATCAAACCGCGAGACGAGTTCTCGCCTGGCATTCGCGCTCCTTCGGCAGATGCGCACGACTCCTGGTGCAAGAAATGTCGTCGGCAAGCAAACATCCTCTCCTACATTCGTAGGCGAAAATCAGACCGGCCATACCGACCTCACGCAGACCAACGTCGGGTCTAAGCAAGTGAGATGTCACAAGATAGCTGCCACGTCCCGCCGCTCTTTTGGCCCAGCGCCTCGACCTTCCGGTTCAGGTTCTTGTTGGCCGACGACCCGTTGTCAACCGTCCACTCCTCCCACGCGAAGTTGCCTTCGCTGGCGCCGAATGAGGCCCGGAATGTCACCTTCTTGTCGGCGAGCGCCCCGACTATCGGGTAACTCGTGTCCATTCCCTTGAAGGCCGTGTTGCTGCCCAGCAGGCCCGTCTGCGTGTCGGCTGCCGCGGTGGTCGAATCCCCGACCCCAATTCGCGCGTTCGCCTCACTGAAGGCCGTCTCGGTGTTGCCCACGAGCAGATCGAAGATCGCCTTCACGCCCTCGCGCAGCAGCAGGTTCCCCTGGATCGTGCGCTCTTCGTGGGGCGCGTTCTCGACCTCGAAGACCCGCTCGCCCTCCGCCTTCCCGTGCCGCGCGATGTACTCGGCGATGTCCGCGCGGTACTTGCGCAGCGTGGTGACGCAGCGCCACTTCAGTTGATCGCAGATCTCCATCTCATCCTCCTCCTTGGATCGCCGCCCAAAAGAAAAGCCCGGCAGACCCCTCACGTGAGTCTGTCGGGCTCGGCCCTTCGGCCCCAGGGTGGCCACCCTGGTCTCTTGGGCGATCTATTCAGTTCGAAGCGCGCGTTTCAGGCGCGCGCTGCTCCGCTATGCCTCTAGCTCTCCTCCAACTGCACGTATGCCTTGCGCGGGTTGCCCACCTGGGTCGTCCCGCCCGGCACGTTGTAGCGCATCCAGCAGGCGGCATATTCGCCCACCGCCATATCGCCCACCGTGATGTTCGCAGTCGCCCAGGTGCCGGGCGACCCGGAGGTGTTGAGCGATGGGGCGTTCGCTCCGAGGCTGGCGTCCGGCACCTGGTCCAGATAGGTCGTAGTCGTATTGTCCGCGATCGCGGCGACCAGTTTCTTCTGCGCCCCGCCCACCGCCGTCCGGTAGATCTTCCTGCCGACCGTCCCCGATGGCCCCGTCGGGATCGCCGAAAGTTGCACCCGCTCGTTGCCGCTGCTGGTCACGATCTCGGCCTCGACCCCCGCCTCGGTCTCGCCGTTGGCCGTGTAGAAGGTCACCGCGTATTTATAGGTCCCGACCTCGAGCTCGGAGCCCGCAGCCAGGTTGAGGGTCGCAGCGCCGGGCGCCGCGATCGGCACATCGTCGGCGATCTGCAAGAAGTCCAGGCCGTCGTTGGTTCCGAACTGCAGCCGCCGGAAACGGCAGTTATCCAGGATCTCCGAGGCGGTGGAGATGTTCTTCCACCACAGGCGCCGCGGGGTCGTCGCCGCGCCGTCCAGCACCGATCCCTCGTCGTAGGACGCCTGCGCCGGCGTCACTCCGTCACTTTCGTATCGCGCGACCTGCTTTGACATTGCCTCTGCCTCCCTGCCCTGAGCCTGCCGAATGGGCCTGCCCTCCGGCGTCCGTCTCCTTGTAAGCCTCGACGAGCGCCATCCCGATATCTTCCGCGGCCTCCTCGAGCGCGTCCTTGATACCCCTGCGCGCGAGGTCCTGGACGGCGGCCGGCAGTTGCTCGATGATGTGATCGGCCCAGACCTGGACATGGGCCACCATCACGTGCCCAATCTCATGCGCCGCGATCTTAGGATCCGGCGCGACGTCCGTGCGGAACTTGAGAACCAGTTCGCGCCGCGGCACCACCACGCTGTATTCGGCCATCGAGTCCAGGTGCGGATCGCCGACGATCGAGAGTTTCCAGCCCGCCCGGGCAAGCACGCGGTGGAACCAGCGCCTGTAGAGTGCATGCCACTTGGCCTCATTGCGGGCATCCGCGATCGGTTCGGTCCTCATCCTGCCCTCCCGAATGTACAGTGTGCAGAGTGTGTAGTTTCTTGGAGGGTATCTGGACCGGCCGCGCGCACATCGTCGCAGGCCGATCTCGCTGCAATCTGCCCCCAGAATCGGCCTGGTTGCGCCGTTCGCATGGGCGAAAAGCGCCCCAAAAGCCTGCAAATGCCCCTGTGGGCCGAAATCGCCCATTTCAGGCAAGAAATGTTGCGCCAGGATGCCCTGGGTTGCGCGGGTCGGAGGCCCGCCGCCCTGTGCATCGGCCTGCAGGCCGCCCGCCCCAGGCCCGCCAAGCCGCGCGCCGCCGTTGCCCTTCTGGCGGCCGCCTCATCCCGCCGATCGAGAACCCGGATCACGAGACCACCTCCATCACCTCGAGTACCATCTCCACCCGGTAGGCCTCGTATCCCCGGATCCGCTCCGGCTTGATGCTCCGGAATACCACCAGGTAAGCCCGCCCCTTGTGGTCGGCCCACTTCCACGCCTGGGGAACGACGGCGAACTTGGCCTTGAAGAGGTCCAGCGTCGCCTGCGTCATCCACCCCGTCCGCACCCGGATCGTCCGGTCAACATCCTGGGCCCCGAAGTCCTGCCACACCCGCCCGCCGCCGATCGTCTCCGCTGACGACATCCGGCGGTCCGGCGGCCCGTCGTCGTAGGACTCCGGATCCTCGTCCAGATACGTCTTCTCCGAATCGTCCGGCAGACTCAAATAGCAACTGCTCGCCATCTCTGTTTCGGCCTCAATTCATGGCATAAATGCTCTGGAGGGCCGCCTTGGCACGCTTCTTGCTGGCAGCCTTCAACCAGGGAGGTAACATAGATTGTTCAGAACCCGCGCACTCCTTGTCATTGCCGTCCTTCCGGTGGCGGCCCTTGGGAGCCAACTCCAGGCTCGTCAGGTTCGCCCATCCTCCACCAGTCCGAGTGCCGAGGCGCGGCTGATCGCGGCCGAACTCCATGGCCTCCTGGATACCTTCTACATTTGCGTCCGCATCGACCGGACCAACACCGTCCTTCTCCACTGCTTGGCCAACGGCGCGGAGGCAACAAAGAAGGAGGCCTCGACACTCTATGCCCACACCGGGGCATCCAGGTATCGGGTACTGCGCGATGCAGCGGATGCGGCGACCCGGGGGATACGTGGGACCGCACGCCTGGTCGAGACGGCCAGCGGACGCGGCACCCAGCACGACAAGGATGCCATAAGCGGCGTGATTGCCGCGAAGGACGGTCTCCGGCGCGCCGGCTTCCCTTTCAGACCCCTCGCCCGTTGGCCCCAACCGCGAACCGAGGCTGCAAAGGAAGCCCGTGCCCGTTATATCCAGGAAGCCCACGTCGCCGTGGAAAGGCTGCAGCGCTTGCGGGTCTATGCCTCGGGCACCGATGAGCAATTTGGCGCAGATGCACTGGAGGCCCGATCCTCGATCAATGAATTCCTGCGCCACGAACCATTCGACTGGGCGCCGCCGAGCCGGGACCTTATCGAGCGCGCAATGGGCGCCTTCGAAGTAGGGCAGAAGGCCCGCGGTGCCATCTGGCTTGGGACCTTGGCTGACTCCGTGTCCGACGGCGAGGGCCGATACGGCGACAAGATAATCGGTCTCCACTTCGAGGCCCTGGTCCTGGGCGATGCCTTTCTGCAGTTCACCGATGCGCTCCTCAGTCGTCTCCGCTATTGACATCGCTCCTCACTCCCTCGCAAACCGCTGCTCCCGTTCCAGCCGGGCCGCGATCTCGTCCATCAGCCGGTTGACATCGGCAGGCGCCTCCACCCGCTTGCCTTGGTAGTAGAAGTTGAAGACCTTCTGCCCCGCGGCGGCTTTGCCCGCCCCTGCAAATGCCGGCTGCAGCGAAGGGGCGATGCTGATCCTGCCTATCGCCTCCAACTGGCTGCGGATCTCTGAGAAGACCCGCCTCGCCGCATCCGCGATGCTCCCGCCCGTCAGCGCGATCTGCTGGCGCAGAGTCATCTGCTCTCTCTCGATGCCCGTGATCTCCCCCATTGCCTCGCCCCGGCGCTGTTCAAATGCCCGCTTCTCCTCCAGCGCCATCTCCTCGCGCGCTTGCTTCATCGCAACGAAGATATCCTCCAGCATCCCCCTCGCGCCCACGCCGGCGCCGCCCGGCGCCTTTCCGATCTCCAGGGCCAACTCCCGCTCTCGCTGCAGTGATTCCAGCCGCTCCTGGGCAGTCAGCATCTGCGTCTGCCTGTATTGCTGCAAGGCCGCCAGTTCGTCCCTGGCGATCCCGGCCAAGGCCTCCGGACCGCCCCTCCCGGTCGCCTCCAGCACATCGCGCTCGTATTGGAACTGCAGGCCGACCATCGAGAGTTCCGCCTCGTGCACCCGCCGCCGCTGCTCCAACTCCTCCTGTCCCCAGCGCTTCCGCTCCTCCGCCAGCCGCCTCTCCGCATTGCCCAACTCGCCGATCATCCGCTGCCGCTCCGAGTAGATCGTCTGCGCCAGGCTCCGCTCCTTCTCCAGCATCCCGCGCGGCTGCCCCATCTGGTCCTGCGCCTGGTGTATCTTCCGGATCATGTCCAACTGCATCGCCAACTGCATGAGGTACTCGCTCGTCCGCATCCGCCCCGATTCCCGCATTGCCGAGTTGAGAGCCTCCCAGTTGCTCATCAACTCCTCGGCGGTCTTGGCGAAGACCTCAGCCTTCTCCCGGGCTTCATCCCTTGCGAGCTCAGCGGTCCTCTGCGCCACCAATTCCCGCAGTTTGATCTCTGCCTCCGCCGTCCACTTGCCCCCCTCGATCATGGTGCGCTTGATCTCCTCCGCCTCTGCGCGGATCTGCCGCAGCCGCACGTTGTGGTAGTATTCGCGCACCCCGGCGATCCGCCCCGCGTAGCCCTTCAATCCCTCCGCCAACTCTCCCTCAGCCGCCAGGGCCGCATCGGCATGCTGCTTTGCCTCGTCGGCTCTCTCCTTTCCCAATTTGCGCAACTCTCCGGCCTCGAACCGCGCCACCAGTGCCCCCACCTCCGGCGCCGGCATCTTCGCCTCGGTCGCCCGCTTCCGTAACTCATCGGCCTCGATCTTGATCTCGGCCACTCGGGCCTGGTGTTGCTTGCCCTCGGCTTCATAGACTTTCGAGTAGATGCCCAGAACCTCGTCCGCGTTCTGCTGCGCCACCACCAGCCGCCGCATCGCCACCCACTGGTCCACCTCGGCCGCCACCACCCCGAGCCGTCGCAAGGCCGTCGCCTCCTGGTCGATCTGCGCGAGACGCTCTTGAGTCCCGCGCGCAAACTCTGCCGCCGCTTTTGCCTGCGCCGCTGCCTGCTCGCGCGCGACCTTGTCGGCTGTCCACCCCAGCAGGACCAACACCGCCCTCCGCTTTTCGTACTCCGCGGTCGCCTCCCGTATCTTGAGCGCCAGGGCCGCCTCGCGCTCCTGCAAATCTTTCAGGTACTCGGCCGGTGTCTTGCCCGGGCCGAAGTGCAGTGCGAGGGTCTCCTGCCGGCCCGCTGGCAGCGCCTCGAATGCCTCTCGCAGTTTCCCCAGGATCTCCAACTCGTCTGCTAGATCGGACCGCCGCTGCGCCGCTGCCGCCATTGCCTCTGCTGCCGACCGTCTGCTTTCCGCCAGGTGCTTCTTTTCAGCCGCCGTCAGCGCCGTGACCGCCTTCTCCATCAGCAGATGGGCATTGCCCGCCCTGTCGTAGTAATCCAGCAACTGCGGATATTGCTTGGCAATCTCGTTGTTTAGGTCGCGCTCCTTTTGCAGGCCGGTCACATCGGGCGGCTTGCCCGCTGCCTCCCCTTTTGCCCGCGCCGCCTGTAACTTCTGCAACTCGGCCAGCATCGTCTTGAGGTTCTCGGTCTGCTCCTTCGTCAACTGGATCGAGTCCGCCGTCTGCTTGTTCACCTCCGCCTGGTGGCGCTTCCACAGAATCAGTCCGCCCACCACGCCCGCGATCGCGGCCACCAAGGCCGCCGCCCATCCGATGGGTCCCAGTGAAATGAAGAACGCCTCCACCGCCACGCGGGTCCCTATCAACGCCGCCTGCAATCCCCCCAGCGCCGCCGAGACCGCCGCCGATCCTCCGACCACCCCCAGTGCCATCCGCGCGAACGCCGCGACTACCTGGACCGAAAGCACGACGGTACCTCCAAGGTGCGTTCTCAGCAGAATGAATCCGCCTATCAGCGCCAGTAGCCCGCCCCCCAGGGCAACCGCCCACGAGAGAACGGCCCGAAGCGGGCCAGGTATGAGCAGCGTTGCCGCGACCACGGTTCTCATCACTGCCGCCAGGGCCGTCAACGGCGGCAGGAAGACATTTCCAACCGCCTCCGCCGCCTCCTTGATCGCCGCCTTGAACGTCCCCCATTGAAATTCCAGCGTCGCCTGCATCTTGGCGAACCCCGCATCCACCGAGCCGGCCGAGTCGGTCAGTTCCTGCAGCTTCTGCGCGAACAATGCCCCGCCGTCCGCAGCCAGTGCCGCGATCGCTTTGAAGGCCCGGGCGCCGCCCGCCATCTGGATCATCGCCTGCTCGTCGTCGCCCGCCGCCTCGGTCAAGAACTGAATCGCCCCCGCGAATCCCCTCGCCTCGATCAGTGCGTGCCCTGTCTCATATCCCGCCGCCTTCATCGCAGCCTGGAGTTGCTTGCCAGGGTTGGTCAGGTTGATCATGGCGCGCTGCAACCCCATGATGCTGTTCTCCGCGTCGTATCCCACCGTGGTCGTAGTGGCCAACGCCGCGCTCACTTCCGGTATAGTCAGGCCCAACTGCGATGCGATCGGCCCCATGCTCTTCAGAGCCTCGGACACCTCCTGCAGGCTCATGCGTCCCTTGATGCTCGCTTGGTACAACGTGTCGGTGACATTCCCCGCTTCGGAGGCGCTGAGGTTATAGGCCCGGATGATCGAGATTATCGCGCTGCCCAGCAATTCCACATCGGCGCGGCCCGCCACCGCGGCTTTCATCGAGGCTTCGAGGACCTTCCATCCCTCGGCCCCCGTCATTCCAGCCCTGGCGATATTGGCGAGGGTCCGGGATAAGGCCTCGTCCGCGATCCCGGTGGCGATGTGCAATTCATCCAGCCGCTTGCTGACCTGCTCGAGCTCCTGATCCGTCAGATTCAGTACGCGGTTCAGGTCCGCCAGGGCGGTCTGCATCGTAGCGGCTTCTCTCACTGCGATACCGAGGCCGGCCCCAACGGCTGCGCCAAGTCCCCCCAGGAATGCGCCCGCCGCAGCAGCCTTCGCCCCCATATCGGCCAGCAAGGCGTCGGCCTGGGTCAGTCCCGCGCGGAACCGCGAGACATCCGCCACCATCAAGGCTCTGACTTCCCCGACCGTCATTGCTCTATCCCGCGCCCGCCTGTTTCAGCCCCATCGCCGCGGCCACGTCCTCCGCCGTCGTGGTGTCCGGCGCCTGGCCCGCCTGCCGCAGCAGCCCTTTCACCAGCCCGCGGTAAGCCTTGAAGGCTTTCTTGCCGCCCTGCGCCGCCGCCATCGTCACGTACATCGCCTGCGTCTCCTCAGCCAGCCGCGCCGCCCGCCGCCGGTGAATCGCCTCCATCGCCACCACCGCCTGCGCCGGCGTCCACCGCTCCGTGATGTCGTCGGGGCAGGCTGCCCCGAACTCCGACATCAGTAGGTCGTACGCGCCCGCCAGACCGAACACTACGCGATCTTCGGAACGCCCTTCACCATCTGGCGGGCCCGCGCTAAATCCTCGCGCATCTTCGGCAGCCGGTTGATCTCGATCGCCGCCGCGATGATCTCCACGGCCTGGTGCAGGGTCATGTGCTCGTCCAGGTAGGCCGGTTCGATCTCGAAGACCCGCCCCAGTATCCGGCTGACTGACTCGGCCACGATCGGGACTATCAGGCCCAGGTGCATCTCCGGCCGGGCCAGGTCAATCTCCGGGTGCTTCTGCATGATCTCCTGGCTGACCGCCCCGATGTCATCGCTCACCCGCTTGAGCATCCCGATCGTGAAGGGCTTCAGCACGATCTCCTTTTCACCGACGGTGAACCGCTTCTCGCTCGGAATCAGCGCCTCGTCCGCACTCGGGCGCCCGGCCTCTTCAGCCGGGGCCTGCCGCTCCTCCATGTCCTCGTCTGCTCCCACGGGAATCCTCCTCTGTGCAGCGGAGACGGAGCGCGCACGCCGTTGTGCGCTGCCGCGGAACAACGCGACGCGTCTCCGTCCCCGCCCCACTCTTGCGACCCCGATAGATCGGCGCCGCATCATCATGCGTTGAAGGGCCGCCTAGACCGTGTACTCTTCCCAGCGCCCGACCTGGTCGCCGACCGCCCGGCTCGTATCCGCCAGGATCGTCAACTCCAGCGGCAGGTCAACCTGGTCTTCCTTGCTCCACGAGAGCGTCCCCGATGCGCGTACGGCGCAGCGGTAGAAGGTCAGCGCGAACTTCTTGCCCGACCTCCCCGGCACGATCAGCATCACCGCCTTCTCGATGATGGCCGTGTCGCCGCCGAAGGTCAGCCGCCGCCGGCCCGCCACCAGTTCCTGGATGGAGGCTGAGATGCCCCACAGCTCCTTGATGTGCTCCAGGGTCACTTCGGCCAGCGCCACCTTCATGGTGAAGCTCTCGCCGACCTTGATCGTGCGCACCGGCAGCAGCGACTGCTCCACCTCGATGTCCGACGTCTCGGTGCCCATGTCGAGGTCCAGCGAACTGTGCGTGTGGCCCATGAACAGGCCCTGGACGTACAGCTCTTCGAGCGCGCCCTTGATCACCGCGTCGGGATCGAACGTCCCCGCCCCGTAGAAGAACAGCGCCGCGATCACGGACCCGTCCGGCGTCGTCTCCCCATAGTCCGAGACGGCCACGTCGTTGAGGCCCATGTCCCAGCCGTCGGTGTTGCCCGCGTCGATCGCCACGGTCAACTCGGTCGCCGAGACGAAGGTCACCCGGCCCGGGTCCACCGCCTCCCACGGGGTCGCCCCCTTCAACCGGTGATAGACCTTGGTCAGGGAGGGCGTGTCCACGAACCCGGTCCCGATGACCTTGATGGTCGCATCGCCCGCCTTCGCGTAGGACGGGTACACGTTGCTGATAGTTGTTGACATCTCTCTCCTCCTCGTCGTTGCCCAAACGAAAAGCCCCGGCTCCGCCCGTTGCAACGGAGTCAGGGCTTGGTCTCGCGACCACGGCTGATCAGGCCGCTTTCGCTTGGGCCAGATTGTCGCCCCTCGACTTCGCTCGGGGTGACCCTGAGCTTGCCGAAGGGTCGCGCCGGCCTTCACGCGCCGGCGTCGTTCCCTATCCCATCATCGCCCTCACGAAGACGGCCTCCGCAGGTCGAATGCAAAGTTCACGGAGGCGAGGTGCGCCGTGTGATCTGCGGCGGTCTCCTCGCCGATGTAAACCGGGCTGTCGCTCGCCTCGATCGTCAGCGCCACGATCCCGCCGCCCAGGTCCAGGTTCTGCTTGCCGTGCAGCCTGGAGTAGATACTGTAGGCCTTGCGCAGCGCCGCATCCGGCGAAGCCGCGCGCGCAACCACTTGCACGGTCGGCTTCTCCCGCACCGTGTACCGGTCTGGCGGATAACCGCCGGTCGGATAGATAGTCAGGCAGGCCAGGGGTGATGCCGGCCGGTGCGTCTTGAAGACGTCCGTGCCGACCGTCCCCTCGCCCTGGGTCTGCAAGTAAGCCGCCAATTGGTCAATGAGCAGCGCCATCGCTCTCACTAGCCCCGAGCCGGAGCAGGCCCTCTCCGCCGTAGCCTCGGCGAAGCGGAACTTGTCCGCCGTAGCCTCGGCGAAGGCGGATCATGCCAGCGCTCCCGCCACGTGCTGGCCCATGTTGTCAGCATAGACCGTAGCCCGCTGCTTCAGGTTGTCCTCGAGGTACTTCGCTTTCCCGCCCTTCGGGTGGTGGAAGTCCAGCCGCTCGTGTTGCACCAGGGCGTAGGGCATGTTGAACGCGACGATGCCGACGACCCCGCGACCGCCGCCTTCCGCAGCGCCGGGTCCGGCGCCGCTGACCCGCTTGCCGTTCACCAGCACCTCCGCCGTGCCGCTCCCGCGCAGGAACCCTTCCTTCACAGGAGCATCGCGCATCGAACGGCTCAGCAGGTCCTCGACGTTCTCGATCATCGCCCGGACCAGGGCTGCCTGCACCTTCCGCTCCACCTCTCCGCCCGGGCGGATCTTGCGCCGCAGTTCGTTCAGGCCGGTGATCACCAGGCCGAACTTCCCCACGCCGCGCTGTCCGAAAAGAGGCACGCGTTCCTCCTCTGCCTCAGATGAAAGCCCGTTTCAACTCGGCCTCACCGCTCAAGCCGCGCGAGACCGAGAACGCGATCACGTCGTGATAGGCGCTGCCGTCGGCAGACAGGCGGTCGCCTGCAACCACGGGCGCATCGCCCGCCAGCGAGACGGTGACCTCCGAGATCACCTGCTCGCCTTGGGCGTTGCGCACCAGCCGGCGCTTCTCCAACCAGCGCGCCGTCATCTGGACAGCCGCGCCGAAGACCGGCTGGCCATTTCCATCCACGCCCGTCTTCGGCTTGTGCCAGATCGTCTGCGCCAGGTAGTCTGCAATCATGATCCTTCGTAGCCTTGGCGAAGTAGGATCACATGTCGCTCCCCGGGCTGAACTCGCCCTGGGCGATATCAGATGTCGCGATCACGCCGCCCTTGCGTAGGTAGGGCGCGATCAGCGCCCTGGCCTCCGGGCTCTCGATCGGATGACGGGCCCCGGCCCCAGTGCCATACGACTCGCTCAGCCCGTCCACGGAGAACGAACTGACTCCATCCGCCTGCAGCGCGCGCCTGCGGTCCGACTCTGCGCCCCTGGCCAGCAGCGCCAGGGCCTCCTCGAACTGTCCGCGCTTCACCGGCGGCGGGATCACGAAACCTGTCCCGCTCACCCAATCTGCCCTGCGGGGGAACGAGAGCGCCTGTGTCGAGACGTAGGGCCCATAGGTGCCCACACTCCCACGGTCAATCATCGGCCGCGCCGCCTCGATGTGCTGGCAGGCCATGACGAGCGCCTTCTCCTTGTCCTCCGTGCTGGCAGCCGTCCACGCGCTCGATCGCAGTCGCTGCGCGAAGTAGGCGGTCGCCTCGTCAGTTGTCACGTAGGAGTTGCTGTTCGCGCCCCCTACGGTCGCGTCAATGATGGTGGCCAACTGCTACCCCGCGACTTCCTCGATCTCCGTTGCTCGATACCACAACAGGTGGATCGCATGCGCCGCCGTGAAAGGCTTCGGTTGGCGGGTCACGACCAGCACGTGCTGGCCGTACGACTGCCTGACCTCGGCCTCCGATCGGCTGCGCAGGCTGACCACCAGGCCGGCCTCCACCGCTTGCGCCAGAGCATTGCTGCGCTGTGGCTCCGCCAGTGCCATCATCCCGGTCAGCGTTGTGTCGCTGGGCGGGGCAGGAGTCCCTTCCGCCGGCGGTGACCCGGCCTTCGCAGTCCGCGTTGCGGCCGTCGCAGGTTCGCCTGCCTTGTCAACGCCTTGCCCGGCCTCTACGACCGCCTTGATGTCGTCAGGTGCCACTATGGCCTCCTTTCAAATGTTCCGAGGGCTCCGATCTCTCGCAGTCCCCGCTATCGCTTGCGGCTATGTGCCGATGGCGATCCAGTCAACCTTCTTGGCCACGGTCGCGAGGGTCGGCGTAACGTCGCCGGTCGCCGTTGGCTTCCAGACCTTTAGAGTGATGTGGCCGGCGGTTCCGCCCAGGGCCGCAGTCACAAACAGTCCGTCGACGCTCGCGTCCTCCGCAAGTGATCCGACAACCGCAACGACGGTCGTAAGTCCCGTAGTCACGTCGCCGCCGGTGGCGCCCGTCACGCTGGTTTCCGCCCGCGCGAGTTTGTACCCCGCGGCCGCGCCGAGGACCATCGCCTGCAGGGCCACGGCGAGCTTTGCGGCCGTGACGTTAGCGTCTTTGATCTTGGCCGTCTCGACCGCATCCGCCGCGAGCTTTGCGGCGACGATCCCGGCGTCCTTGACGGCGAGGGTGTCGGTGGCGATCGCCAACGTGGCGTCGTCAACCTTCACCTCGAGACTGCCATCGGCATTCTGCCCGAGGCCGTTGCCCGCCACGTCGGCCGCGACCTTGGCCTTGGTGACAGCGTCATCTTTGATCTTCGCCGTCTCCACCGCATCGGTGGTCAGTTTGGCTGCGGTGACGGTATCATCGGGCGGCAACCCGCCGACTACGTCCTGTATCGCAGAGCCCAGGCCAACCAACTTGGCCGTGGGACACATGTCGTTCAACTTCTTCTCGTTCGCATCACTGATAGGCATGCCTGTCTCCCTTCCCCGTGCTTAGCGGGGCCTTGCTAGGACAGATCCTTCAGGACGCCCATCCTGTAGGGGTTGCGCACTACCAACTGGCTGTAGTGGATGATCCAGAAGTCCGCTGCGTCCTTCGTTGCGCCCAGCACCAGGATGCCGAAGCCCGGCACGCCCGGCACGGCGACTACGTTGCGCAGACTGGCGATCACGGTATTCTCGCTCGTGACCGGCAGCATGTGGTACTCGATCAGCCGCTCGTCCACGAAGTCCATGCGGCCCGTCGGGTACGCAGGCACCTTGATGAGAGGCGTGCCCTCGAAGTCCAGCGCCTGGTAGCCGCCCGTCAGGGTGCGCGGGTCCTGCTGCCGACGTTCGGCGCGCAGCAGATCCCCGTATGCATACCACTGGTCGGCGCCGGCGTAGATCGCCGTAACGACGCCGCCGCGCGCCTCGACGGTCTTCTTCACCGTGCGCATCAGCGCCTCGGTGAGCGCCCGCGGCGTGCCGCCGTTCGCCGACACGTAGGCTTTCCACCACGTGTAGCTGCTGCGGTCGAGTGCCGCATAGGTCCCCGAGTCCGCCAGGGCCGCCAGCAGGCCGGTGATATCCTTCGCCGAGTTGCCGGTGCCGTCGGTCATAATCTGTGTGTTGATCGCATCGCGCATGTCGAGCAGGCCGTTGTCCAGCTCGAACCGCAACGGGTCCACTACCATCCCGCCAGCCGCGCCAACGGCCAGAGACGGTCCGGTGATGGAGATCTCGGCCTTGTTGAACTTCCAGGCCAGGAAGGCTTCCTTCGCGGCCTGGTTTCCCGCCCCGCCGGCCGCATCCCCATCGCCATAGGAACCCACCTGTGCGTTGCCCGCATACCGCGCGGGCCAGCGGATCCCGTTGCCTTTCCCGGTCTTCACGTTCCCTCGCTCCGCGAGTCGGGTGAATAGGAACGTCTCCTTCGTGAGCGCGTCCACCCAGGGGCCGGCATAGAGCTTCACGATCAGCTCCGCCAGCGTGCTCAAAGTCGCTGCCATTTCAATCTCCTCGATCCGCCGGTCCACAGGTGGCAGCGCAGCCCTGCAGTCCGACTCATCCGCCCACCGTTAGATTTGGCCGGTCTTCAGTCTGGTTTCGAGCTGATCTCCGGCCTCGGCGAGCGTCTTCGGGGCCGGCGTCTCCGTCGTGCTGGGGTTGCTCGGCCCTCCAAACGTCTGCCTTTGCTGTCCGGAAACCAGGAATGGTTTGTCCTTGACCAGTTGCTCGAGGACTTCCTTGACGCCCGTAACCGCGCCCTCGTCATCCACCGCAACCTTCTCGAACAGAGGCGATGCCTTCGCAGCGAGGAAGGCGAGGTCCATATCCACGACCCCGGCCCTCGCGGCAGCCACCATGAAGTCGGCCCGCACGGCGTCGGTCTTCCGGCGCCCCTGGGTCGTCACATGGGCTGCCTGTTCCTTCTCGTAGAGGTCCTTGAACTTCTCCTGATCTACGAGGGCTTTCTTCTCTTCCTCTTCGCGCTGCTTGGCGATCTCGGCGAGCTGCTTCTCAGCCGCCCGCCGCAGCCGCCTCTGTTCCTCGAGGTCCTTGCGCACGCCGCCCGTGTACTGCTCATCGCTGAGATCCAGCGGCTCGCCCCTGAGGAGGGCCGCGCGTTGGGCATCGGTCAGCGTGACCTTGAAGCCGCCCCTCTCCGCAGCGGCAGCTGCGGCCGCGGCATCCGCCTTGCGCTTCGCCTCCTCTTCGTCGGCTTTTCGCTTGGCCTCGTCTGCGGCTTCCTGCGCCTTGCGCTCGGCTTCGAGTTCCTCTGGTGTCTTCGGCATGATCCTGGTCTCCTCCCGTGGTTGATCCCTAAGCCCCCTTGGGGGCCGGGATGGCGGTCTGCCTTCGGCAGACTTAGCCACCGCCCGTCGGCGTCTCCCGGCGATTCACCGCCCGCCGGATGCGTCTGGCAAGTCCGACCCCGCTCTTGCGGGGGCGGAACGAATCCCTATCAGTGCTGCTGCAGCCTCTGGATGTGCCGGTGCAGGTGCTCCATCGCCTTGATGCGATCGGCGCGCCTGATCCCCATCATTGGGCTTGGCTGCAGCTCCTCGCCCACGGCCATTGGCCGGCGTCCGAAAACGCCCATCGCGTTATAGACCGCCTCGCGGTTCACGAGCAGTTGGTCGTCCACCACCTCGTGATGCAGACCGAGACGCACATTGTCGCCGCCCACATAGGAGTACGCTTCCCCGAGCACGCTGGCGCTGGCATCGGCCATCGCCTGCTCGGTCTCGAAGGTCGCCTCATCATCCCAGGGCAGATCTGAAACGCGCTTGTTGTTGATTCGCATGGCTCTGCCCTCAGTCGCCCGACGGCTTGTCGGGCATTTCCTCATCCATCCCCTGGTAATGCTTCCGGAGATGGGCCAACCCGGCGACAATGGCGCTCCGCGGCCAGTCGGGGCCGCCCGGGTTGCGGCCGCCGTGCAATTCACCCAACCTGGCGTGAACTGCGGTGCGATTGACGACGAGTGTGTCGCCCCTCAACTCGTGGTGCGGCCCGCCCCAGGTACTGCGCTTCTCGAGGTCCGGCACGTAGAGGAACGCCTCCCGAATAGCCTTCTCATCTCCTGCCTCGGCCAACTTTTCCCCGAGAGCAGCTCTCTCTCCCGGACCGTAAGCCCCGCTGACGAATGTGCTGTTGTCAATCGTGATGTCCGCCATTTTTATCACCTACTTGCCCGACGGCCGACTTTGAACCGCCGGCTCGACTTGCGTACTCGCGGAACCCTGCGGCCCCTGTAACCGCTCGCAAATGCCGCCCGGCCTTGTTCCTCCGCCTGTTCCTTGGTCGGATAGACCTTGCCGTGCCTGCCCCATTTCCAACCGCCGGCGACCTCGTGAACAGGCATCCTTTCCTCCTGGCCAAAAAGAAAGAGGCAGACATCCCATGACCCTCCATCACCTCGAGGATCGCGAGATGCCTGCCTCCAGTTTTCTGGTCGCCAGGCCGTATTATTCGGTTGTCATCGCGGGCTCGTCCCCAGATCCCGTCCAGGCGAGCCCAAGGCCACCTGCTATTCTACCGCAACTTCTCCCCCTGTCAATCCCCCATCAGGAAGATTTTGCGCCTGCCCGCGCGATCGCGCGCTCGCGCCGCGCCTCTGCCCGGGCGCCCTCGGCTCGGAGGCGCTTCCCCTCCTCGCGCGCCAACTGCGGGAATTCTTTCGTGAACCGCCGCTGGAGCAGGGCGAAGTGCTGCTCCTTGCTCTTCCCTTCCGGCCGCAGCAGGTCCGCCGCGACCTTGCCCTCCTGCTTCTCTTCGCGGCTCGCCAGCCGTTCGACGAAGGGCCTCAGGACATGTATGCACCGAGGGTGGAATGGTGGGCCGCCGCCGATCGCCTCGATGCCGGGATAGACCGGATGGGTCCCCTGGATGCAGACGATGACGTTTTCATAATAGACGCAAAAATCTTTGCAGGGGTGCTGACTCACCTGCGCCAGCACGATCCCCTCTTCCCGCAGTCGGTTGATCGTCCCCTGCGTCATCGCCTCCCGCGTGGTCGTCCGCGCCACCATCTCGGCGTAGCGGTCCAGCGTCCAGACGCGGTTGAGGCGATCGCGGAAGACCGGCTGGCCCGCCGCGATCAGCCGGTCCTTGATCTCGCGGCTCACCTCGACGCGCGCCTTGCCGGCGGCGACGCCCCTGGCCACCGCCAGGATGCCTTGCTGCCTGAAAACATCATCCGTCCGCCGCCCGATCTCCAGGACCGCGGCGTTCACCTGATCGAGCATCGCACCCGTTATCGCTTGCACCGCTTCCTGGTGTACCCGCGAGAAGACATCCCGCTCCCGGAGCGCCACCGCACGGCGGGCCTCTGGCCGCAGGTTGATGCCCGCCCGCCCGGCTGCCCTTCGTACGCCCCGGAGTCCCTGCTCTCCAAACTCGACCCCCAACTGGTATGCCTTGGGCACGTTGAGTTGGATCCAGAGCGCCGCCTCATCGTTCAGTCCCGCGAGGACATATTGATACTGCCGCAGCAAGGCCAGAGCGCGCTGGCGCGAGGCGACCGTGGCAGCCGCCTGGCTCAACACGTCGAGGGCATCAGCGGCGGCGTTGCGGTAGAGCGCCGCCAGGGAGTTGATCTCGCGGTCGAACGCCCGGCGGAACTCGTCAACGCGTCTCTTGGAGATGAGGGCAGGCATGGGGCAGGCCGAACCTCACGGTTTTCCTCGTGGTTTCTTGCGAAAAAAAGTCAGCCGCCGCCCGCAGGCCGCGAGTAACCGCACGAGAACGGGCCAGAAGAGCCTGATCCGTATCACCACCTTGCGCCACCAAGGCGTCACCTTCCAGGCCAGGGCAGCCCGGGCCGCCCGCATCCGCCCCTCCTCCGCCGCCATGCGCGCCCAGACTTCCTCGCGCCGATATCCGGCCATGCCAAGGCGGCGCCGCTGCCGTTTGTTCATCGCGCCATAGACTGCGCTGTGAAAGACGCCGCCCATCACTGCTGCCCTTGCCTCTGGCCAGGTTGTGCCGATTGGCCGGGCCGCTGCGAGGCCCCAGTGGTGACCGCCATCTGCCCGGCCTCCTCATCCATCCGGTCCATCTCGGCCTCGACCGCGTCCGGACCATCGAGCCTTCTGATGGATGACTCTACCGACGTGTTGCCCGCAGCCATGCGCTGCACCTCGATCTCGGCCATCTCTACCACGTCCTCCGGCAACCCGTCCGCCCAGGCGATCGATGGTTCCGCAGGTGCATACTTGCCGCCGCCCCTGGTGACATCGAGCATCTGTGCGATCGTCAGTGCCTGCTTCAGCCCCGCATCGTAGTACAGGCGCTTCCGGTTGATCTTCGCCAGGGTGCGCAGCAACCTCAGCCGGAGTGCGCGTCCACTCTCCGCGAGCCCGAACTTCTCCAGTCCGAAGACCGAGGGCGCGATCTCCGCCGTGATCATCAGCAGGTCCAGCAAGCGGTCATACTGCGCCCCCGCCGCCTGGAGTTGCCCCTCCCACGTGAGATAACTCGGCGGTTGATCCCCGGCCGCCAATTCGACCGCTTCCATCTGGTCGAACCGGACCTTGCCGTCGCTGTCAACATAGCCCGGCGGCAATATGATCTTCGGCGCCGTATGCTTATCAAGCACCACTTCGATCTGCGACAGCCGGCTGTTGAGCGCCTCGAAGAGCGAGTCCAGCCCCTGGTAATCGCTAATTCCCCAAAATCGCGAGCCGTACCTGAAGTTGGGTATGTGTACGACGGGGATCACGGTGAGGCCCGTCAGCTCCTCATCCGGCAACCCCTTGTACTGCTCGAGCGTCTCGAGGGCGACCTGCTGCCCGGGTGTCTGCCCGGTGAGCAGATACAGCCGGTGCCTGACGACGCCCGGCTCGTGCTCCTCGATGCGCAGGTACTGTTTGAGCGCGTCGTTGGGATCCCGCTTCGTCCAGCCGATCGTTACCCGCAGGATCTGGCGCACGTCGTCCTCCGCGAGTTCGGGGAAGAAAATCGTCGCCGGCACCTCCTGGATGATCGCCTCCGGCTTCTGATCCGCTCCCGCCGCCGGATCACGAATCCCCCAGCGCACCTTATAGACCGCGTCGCCGCGGAACGAGTTGGAGAGCGCCGATTCGTAGTTGGTCACATGCAGCTTGTTGCGCTTGATCATCTCGTCGAGCGCTGCCTGCCCTGCCTCGCGTTCGGTCTCCTTCTCCTGGCCGGCGGTGAAGTCCGGCTCCTCCCCGAAGAGGAAGTCCGCGCACAGCCGCGACAGTGCCGCGGGGAAGTTGGCGACGATGTAGCGCAGCATCTGGAACCGGCCGGGCTGGACTCCGAAGACGATCTTGTGATCGCCGAGAAAGAGCTTCTCGTTACGCGCGTATCCGTTCACCCTGTCGGTGTGCCCGGCCGGCGGATACGTCTTCAGATCGAGTGCCATGCCTTTCTTCCTTCCGCGGCGCCCGAAACGAAAAAGCGAGCCGCGTTTCCCAGGCTTGGGAGACAATCGGCTCGCCTCCGGTTTTCCGGTCGCCGAGCATCGTTATTCAGTTGTCCGGGCGATTCTATGCCATCGGTCGGCCCATGTCAACCGACCTTCTGTTCCTGCGGCCGCAGTTTGATTTTCGCCGCCACCACCTCGTTGAGCCGCAGCTCGAGGAGGTGTGGATCGCCGGCGTGAATCTCGAGGTGTTCGATCGTGCAGAAGGGGTTCTCCGCAAAGAACTCAAGCAGCGCCGCCTGGGACGGGGTGACGATCCTCAATTCGCTCCCTGGGGGAAGGCCGACCTGCAATTCCGACGCGAGGGCCGCGACTGCCTCTGCCAGCGATCGCAGAGAGTGGACGCGCCTCGTCGTCGGGTTCACCATCCCGCCGGCCTCTGCGTCGTCCCGCGCCCGACGCCCCGCTTGCGCACCTGCCAGGCGATCCCCATCGCCATGACCCGGTCGTCGTACTTGCCCTCTTCCGCCTCCTGGACGCCCCCCGACTTAGAGACGAACGTGAAGCACTCGTCCACCAGCCCTGGCGAGTGGATCACGATGTTGCCCCCGCTGATCGCCGCCGCCAGGTCGTCCACCAGGATGGGCTTGGTGCTCGCATCCGTCGGCCAGCCCAGCACCGGCTTGTTCGTGTGCGCGGTGCGGTCGTAGCGCATGTAGTAGTAGAGTCTCGGGTAGCGGGATACGTTGCGCAAGGTGTTCAGGGTCGAGTGCCCGTGGTTGTTGCGCTCCACGCCCACGGTCGCCATGTTGTACCAGCGGCCCAGCCGGTCGAGCATGTGTCCGAACCGATCCGGCGGCACCCGCCCGTGCAGTTCCGCCACTTGCTGGCAGGTGGCGCGGTCCAGTACCTGGGCACAGGAAGCATCGCCGCCTGGCAATCCCTCTCCGACATCGGCCCCGATCACGTAGAGCCGGTCGCGCTGGGGAAACTGCCAGGCCACCAGCTGAGCCGGCGCGAAGGAGAGCGCGTCCTCTCCCTTGGTCAGTGCGCTGATCTTGCGCGGCTTGGATTCGCCCGCGATCGCCTGCAGCGTCTGCCGCAGAGCCTGCACGTCGAAGCACGATCGGCCGGTGGTCAGGAAGGCAGTGACGTCGTCGCATGGATATTCCTGAAGAAACTGCTCGCGTAGTTGCCGCTGTCTCTGCCGCGCCCACTTGATCTGCGAGAGCGATAACCCATGGTGGTGGATCAGGGCCACCTCTTCGCTGGTCAGGGGAATGACTTCAGTTACCATGATGACTTCCCTTCAAGTGCCCATGACGCGCCAAATGTTCGCCGTGGTTCGCCAGCAACTCAAGGTTCTCGAGACGGTTATCACCCTTGCTCCCATTGCGGTGGTGCACGACCTCATGCTGAGATAGCAACCGGCCCACCGCCTTTTCCATGACGAGCCGATGCTCAAACACGTACCCGGATTTATCCGTGCGCGGATGCCCAGGCATGTGCACCAGAATATACCCGTCACTCTGGTGAGTTCGACCTCCCTTGTAGTTTGGGCTGCGCCGTCCTCTCAGGCGCTGCGAAATGCGCCCGCCGGCGGCTCTGAGCGCCTCTAGCTGAGGTCTCCGCTCTAAACCCATCTGCCGAAGGTGATACCTGACAGTGCCTCTATGCAACCCAGTAATCGCCCCGACCTCGCTCAGCGATTTGCCGTCTTCATAGAGCCCCGCGATCAGCGGCCTCAGCGTCGTGCCGCGACGCCCAGTTGACCCAATTGACTCTGCCATGCTTCGAACTCCTCATCGGTGGGCTCGAGCCGATACTTCGGCTCCAGCCACCAGGGAAAGAAGTGCGGCTTGAACTCACTCTGCTTGTCCGCGGCCGCGCGCCACAGTGTGTGAAAGTAGTTGCCGATCCCGTTCGCCGTGGACTCGATCACCACGTGGCCATCCGCCGGCACGGCCTCCAGGAGGGTGGCCATGGATTCTTCGGCTCGAGGCCAGAAGGCGAACTCGCAGCAGTGCAGGTTGTTGATCGTCTGGCCGCGGCCGAATGTTACGGCACCTGCGGTCCCTATATAGAACTGGCTGTTAATCAGCGGCCAGAAGAACTCGCGCCTGCTCGAGAAATGCGGCGGCCCCGCCTTCTCCCTCATCGCCTGCGGCAGCCGCCGCCAGAATAACTGCACGATGCGGAAGACCAGTTCCGTGCTTTCTCGATCGTGGGCGACGATCACCGATGCGGTGTTGGGCCTCGTGATCGTGTCGTGGAAGAACAGCGCGCACACAATCGTCGTGATTCCGACCTGGCGCGCCTTGCAGATGATGTCGCGCGCGCTGCGCCCCTCGAGGTATTGCGTCTGCACCGCGTTAGCCTGCAGGGGGATCACCGTCCTGGCCTTCGTCCTGATATCCAGATTCCCCCGCATCCAGGGCGCGGGGTTCAGCCGCTGCGCCAGAATCAATTCCCCTTGGCGCTCGAGCCTGGTCAATTCTTTGACGGATGTCGGCAAGCGTCCCCGCAAGTTCGTCGTCGCTGAGCCGGTTGAGATCGAGGTCACCTATCAGTATCCCTTCCGGCGCTTTGTCCAGCAGCCCGAGTGACTGGAGGATCTCGATGCGCCGTCCCACCGCCTTCAGCAGCACGTTCAGAAAACCTGCCCTCACCGGCGAGCCCGCTGGTGCAGTCACGAGGTCCGTCCACGCTTGCCGCATGATGGCATTCGCCTCTTCCAGCGCCTCCATCGCATTGGCGATGAGCCAGTCGGCTTTGCTCGCCTCCTTGCGGAAGGCGGCCAGGTTGCGCCGGCGTGAACTGGCGAGGTCGCGCAGCACGGTCCGCTCCGAGACATTGAGCACCCGCGCGACTTCCGGCACCGTCAACTTGCGGATCGTGTGGAACTGCCATGCCCGCTCCTGCCTCTGCTTGATGACTTCGCGTTCCTGCGCGCCCCGCGGCAATCGGTCATCCCCTCTCATCCCTGCCAAATGTGCCTGATGTTGCGGGCTCACCTGCGTGCCTGCTTTGTTCGCCGAACAAGGCCCCGCTCCCCTCCAGCACCGCCTGCAGTCCCGTCATGCGTTGCCACCTCTCCACTGCGACGTCGCAGTAGCCCGGCGACAGTTCCACCGCGCAGCAGCGTCTTCCCTGCCTTTCCGCTGCAATTATCGTCGTTCCGGCGCCCGAAAAGGGGTCCAGGATGATATCGCAGGCGTCGCTGTGCATCCGGATGCAGCGTTCCGGGATCTCCAACGGGAACATCGCGGGGTGGTCTTTGTTCTCGGCTACCGTGTTGATGTGCCAGATGCCGGCGTAACCCCAGGCGCGCCGCTCAGCCTGCGTCAGCCGCCGCACGAAACGATATTGTCCCGCCGCGAAGGCACAAAGGAAGCCATACTCTCGCAGTTCCGGCGGTTCGCCGCCCGTATCATCCCCGAGGGCAGCGGCGAAGGCCGCCAGGTATTCATACTGTTGCACCGGCTTGTTCGAGACGAGGTGATAGGGACCGATGCCAAAGTTCATGCCCTGCTTCTCCCAGATGCGCGTCCAGATCGGCCGCATTCCGACGGCGATGAACATCTGCACCGAGTAGGCCATCGTCGGCTCGATGAATTGGCTTCCTGTCGCCGCGAGGTCGCCGATCTGCCAGCAGGCCACGTCGGCGAACCGGGCGAGGTTCTCTATCACGGGCCGGACAGTGTCGAACCACGCCTCGATCCCGCGCTGCTCGTATTCCTTGCCCACGCCGTAGGCGAGTCCATTATATCACACGATTGGCCCCTGCTATCCCCCGCCGGCGAGCAGTCTGCAGGCTCAATATTCATCTGACCGACGAACTCTGGACCGCGGTCATCCCCAGTGGCCAAGGCTAGGAAGTGC